GCCGTAGTGCTGGGTGTAGGCGAGGCCGTTGTGCTGGGTGTAGGCGATGCCGTTGTACTTGGTGTAGGCGAGGCCGTTGTGCTAGGTGTCGGAGAGGCCGTTGTACTTGGCGTGGGCGAGGGTGTTGGTGTCGGAGAGGATGTTCTACTTGGTGTCGGAGAGGCCGTTGTACTTGGTGTCGGAGAGGCCGTTGTACTTGGTGTCGGAGAGGCCGTTGTACTTGGCGTGGGTGACGCTGTTGTGCTTGGCGTCGGCGATGCCGTTGTGCTTGGCGTGGGTGACGCTGTTGTGCTTGGTGTAGGTGACGCTGTTGTACTTGGTGTCGGAGAGGCCGTTGTACTTGGCGTGGGTGACGCTGTTGTGCTTGGCGTAGGTGACGCTGTTGTGCTTGGTGTGGGCGAGGGTGTTGGTGTCGGAGAGGATGTTCTACTTGGCGTAGGTGACGCCGTCGTGCTTGGTGTCGGAGAGGCTGTTGTGCTTGGTGTCGGCGATGCCGTTGTGCTTGGCGTAGGTGACGCTGTTGTGCTAGGTGTCGGAGAGGCTGTTTTACTGGGCGTGGGCGATGCCGTTGTGCTGGGCGTAGGCGATGCCGTTGTACTGGGCGTAGGCGTAGGCGGCTGAGTGGCTGATCTACTCGGCGTAGGCGGCGGTGGAGTAGGCGATCTGCTCGGCGTAGGCGGCGGTGGAGTAGGCGATCTGCTCGGCGTAGGCGGTATTGGAGTTGCCGATTTGCTCGGCGTAGGAGTTGTGCACGAAGGCCAAACGCCGCTCCCGCCGCTGTTGCTAAGGGTCGAAGAGACTGTTCCACCGCAAGATACTCCATTGGAATTAAAATCTTGCTCATAATTACCGACGACTCCGCCTATGCACTTAACATTACGAAACTTTATTCGTATGTTTGAAAAATTTGGCGGATCGGCTCCGGGAAACGGGTCTACAAGGTTAACTGTGCGTTGGACTGTACCTACTATTGACGACCCCATACCAGAGTCATAAAGTGTGTCGCCAAAGTCGCTGGTTATTAAAACATCCGCCGCATACCCAGTGGGCACGGTCAGATTTACTGTGGCGTTACAAGCCAAGGCCGAAATTCTATTCAGCCAATCGTTTTCGCTCATGGATTTTCTCCTTGGCGAAAGTTAGGGGTGGGCAATGGTGTAGGAGTCGGGACTAGTTTTTTCTTAAATGTGATCCCACTGAATCCATATCCATTGAATTTGCAGTCGCAAGTGCATTCCGGGGGCTCCTTGGGGCCGCACTCGAAGTGAATGGTAATACTGTCGCAACAGTTGTCGGGCGGGCAAGACGTGTCGCAGCAGTCTACGAAGCACTGTTGATTCGGATTGGCAGCCTTACCTGGCTGGCCTCGCTTAAACTGTTGCCCGCAGCAGTCTCCCATTTATCTCCCAAAGAAATCATCTGGATATTCAATTTTAACGACTCCATTTTTATCGGTCTTTTCACCTGTGCTCGGATCCTCCACCCACCACCTCACTTGATTGACGGGTATCCCTAACTCATCCATGTGGCACTTGTCTTCCGGGTTCACCGGCATGTGGTATTTTTCTCCATCCATCAAGATCGCCACGTTGCAAGTCTCGTTTGTCTTATCAAAAAGGAAGCAGTTTCCGCATCTCGGCTCTTTCATATTTTTTTCCAAATGTATGTATTGAACTCGTCCAATAAAAAGAGTATGCTTTCTCCTAAGAAGGGTTAAAAAATGAGATTATTGGCGTGTGCGGGCCAACTTCGTCAAGGCAAGGATGTGACTGCGGACTACCTCGCAAAGAGGCTCGGCTGGGGTCGGGGTTCGTTTGCTAGCAATGTAAAGCGGATTTTTTGTGAGACTTTTGAGGCAGATCTTGATTTTATTGAAAAATGGAAGACTGTTTCCGAGCCGCCGCCGGGATTCAAGATTCCGGTTCGCCAAGCCCTTCAGTTCATAGGGGACGGATTCAGAAGCATCAAGGATGGTATTTGGATTGAAATGCTGCTACGAGACCCAGAAATATCCCTCATAATTAGTGATGTGCGTTATCGGAATGAGTTGTTTGCGGTGAGGGATCGCGGCGGAATTAATATTCTGATTTACAGGCCCGGGTTTATCAACGACGACCCTAACGACTCTGAGTCACAAATAAGAGGTTTTGTCGAGTATTTCTTGCGAAGGGGCGGCGAGGGGAAAATAGAATCTGCTCCTGGAGATTTCGGCTTAGTTGACTTTTTTCTTGTTAACGACGGTAGCTTGGATGATCTTTATTCAAAAATAGACCGCTTAATTTTACCGCATCTCAAAGCATAATTTTTAAGCTATTCCGGCGTTGGGAGGTGGCTCCAAATCTTGTTTGAGAAGCCCCTCTAGGTCTTCTATGTTTACTAAAAAGGTCTCGTTTTCTTTTTCGCTGGGGATTCGGGTCATATTCCCGTCCTCATCTTTATAGTCTGATCTTCTGATGCGGGGGTCGTTAACCTTCACAACCACGGCATGCGTTATTTGCCCATCTTTGTTTCTTTTGAACTTCTTGATTGTGTAGGAACCCACGTTGCTGGTTATTCCCAATTTCTCTGAGGTTTCCGGGCTAAAAGAGAAAAATGTGCCAATCTGCGGTTCATTTTCCATGTCCCTTGAGTCGATGCCGAGCACATCCTCTAGGGATGACAAGTAGGACTGTTTCTCCTCTTCTTCTTCTAAGAATGATCTGAATGATTTTTCGCACATGTTAAGGTATATACTTTGAACCGGGAGAGATTTTATGAAGAGCCCAGCATTTTCTAATTTTCGCGAATTGATGGATAGGTGGGACGCCGCGTCTCGCATGTTTGTCGAGAACGACCTTTGTCTTTTTTTTAAGAAGGACGGCGTTTTGTATGGAACTACGGAAACCGGCCGCATAACCTTCGCTCGCATGAAGAATCCGGAGTCGAGGGAAGACAAGGATTGGGCTAAAGACGCTAGTTTTTCGGCCTATGACTTGGAAAAGTCTACTGACGGGGAAAAATCCATGTCTGTATTTCACAACGATGATATAGGCGACATGGAAATCTTGACTCACGACAAGGTGGAAAAGCAGTTGGAAAAGAAAGGCAAGAAAATGATAGTTGTTTCCGACGACGAAGATGGAGACACGAATTACGGGGAGGTTTGATTTTGTCGCATACTAAGTTGGAGAGTTGGGCAAGCAACATAGGCTACGTCGTAGAGAAGGACGAATTCGGCGAATATCTTTGGAGCAAGGAGGGAGGTTCTCTTAACAAGTGCCGTACTGCCGGAGAGATCGTGGATCGCATCTTGGAGGATATAAGGTCGAGTTATCAAGGAGAAAGATGACTCTTCCCTTCGCTGACAGTTCTGGAAAGAAATACGTTTGCTTCTGCTGCGGCGTTCAGTTTGAGGAATACGAGGAATTTAAAACTCATATTGTAGAAAATCACGAGGAAGGCCGCGAGTTCGTGAGGTGCCCTCTGGATCACTGCGGAGCCCCCGTTCGTGATGTCAAGCTTCACATGAAGGTGAAGCATCCTAATTTTGATTTTAAGAACTACGCCGGCCAAGCCAGAGCCATCTTATGGCACGATTTTTCCCAGAAAGGCAAAAAGACCAGAAAGCCGAAATTCAAGCAAGGCAAATATGAGTCCACGAAGACTGGCAGAGTGCTTGGGTACAGGAGTGGTCTGGAGGAGAAAGTCTACAAAATACTGGATCAGCATGACGAAGTGATGTCTTTCTATTCCGAGCCTTTTCGGATAGATTACATACATGGTGGACAAGCCCATAAATATACTCCGGATCTAATTGTGAATTTCATGGACGGGACGAAGCAACTGTGGGAGATCAAGCCATCCAACCAGACCGACTTGGAGATGAATAAGAACAAGTGGCGTGCGGCCGAGGAGGCTTGCAAAGTGAGGGGATGGAAATTCGAGGTCTACACAGAGCAGAGAATCAACAAACTCGGACAAGAGGTTCGGAGGCAGTCGATAGATGAATAATTTCAAGGATTTTTTGCTAGAACAGTTCCGCAAACCAGACGGGAGCATCAAGTCCGATCCGGGCTACTTGTACCATGCAACCAATACAGAAAACCTCGATGACATAAGAAACTCCGGCAACCTTGATGTATTCGGTCCATCTCACGGGACGGACCAAGAGGTTTGGCCGGACGGCGGCGAAGAGGACAGATCCTATTGGACTGACAAGGCTGGATCTGCTTGGATGTTTGCTCCCGAGCACGGCACGCCGGTCATACTGCGGACTCGTTTCTCGCCATTGTTCAAGAGGGAGTCTACGGGCGATTACTACTCCACGAAGACAATACCCGCTTCGGAATTGGAGGTCATGATGCAAGACGGAACTTGGTCACCTGTTCGGAATTAAAAATGCAAATAATACAGAAGGGCTGGGGCCACGAGAAAATCGTCCACAATTCGGACGGGTACTGCGGTAAAGTTCTTGTTTTCCACAAGGGCAAGAAGTGCTCTTATCATTATCATAAGATTAAGACTGAGACGTTCTACTGCTTGGGAAGGATGCTTTTAAGGTACGGCCCCGAAGACGATCTATCGTGCGCTAGCGAGATCATTCTTGAGACTGGAGACGTTTTTCATGTGCCTACGGGACTTCGCCATCAGATGGAGGCCTTGGAGGATTCTCAATTGTTCGAATTCTCTACGACTGATTACCCCGAGGACTCCATAAGAATCATTAATGGTGACTAGATAACACCATGCAGTTTAAAGAATGGCTTAAGACTGAAGGTTTCTATCCTTACCGTGACGTGCTCAAGGTCTACCGAGATCTTATGCAAGGAACCCCAGAAAACCTCAAACATCACCCTGAAGGCAATTCTTGGGAACATGTCAAACTTGTGTTTAAATCGATTTACGGATCGGCCGAACGAAATACTTCTAGAGCTGCAAGGGAACTGGAGAGACTCAAGGCCGATCCTTCAATGTCTGAAATACTGGGCGCTGTGGATTTCTCTGTCAGTCCCGAGGAGCAGAATGTTCTCAATTTATCAGCATTCTTGCACGATGTGGCCAAGCCCGACACTGTTACCGCTGACGGGCAGAAATTTCTTTTTCCTCCCGGCGAGGTAAAAGGGCTTATACAAGCCATAGGCCACGACAGCCCCAAATATTATATCCCTAGAATAGAAAAATTGAAGGCTCATGCTCCCGAAGACTTGCTTGAGTTCTACGAGTCCCACAAAGACTTGATTCATTTTCTGATCGATCGCCATATGGATCATATAAAAAGCAGTTTTCCTAAAGATTTTCTGTCCTCGTATTTCGAGGGAGGGAAACTAAAAAACGATCAGAAGGTTAAACTTCTACTGATTTTGATGTGGGCAGACATGCTCGGCCGCGCGGGAAGCCCAGATGTACAGCAAGGCATAGATATGATAAAATCGTCCGCCGAGAAAAGTTTGAGGAGGGAGAAGAACATCTCTAGTAAGAAGCAACCGTTTGCAGGCGGAGCCGAAGAATTCAGAAGCATGCTGGCATCCAAGGGTTTGCCTCCGGAAGCGATAGAGTCCGCCGTGAAGTCTAAATTCGGCGGTTAAATATGGTCTTGAACTTTTGGTAAAATTGAATAGAATAGCAGTATGAAAACTGATCTATATGTCTTTCAGTGGATATCCGACTTGGGCGGATCCGATACACGTCTCAAAGAGCTCTTGATGCTCTTAAAGGACGACTTTAGGATCACTTGCATACCAAACGATGAATTTAGGTTAGGCGAAAAGCATAACACGGATTTCCTAGATAGTCTGGGCATCAAATACTGTATGCCCTCGGGACTCCCCAAAAACCCAGAGGGGTTCGCTTACGCCAACTGCAACTTTCGGCTTTTCAGAGAAGTCGGCAGGATTGATTTTATTCGGTCATTGAATCTTAAATTTCTTTGGTCCAACGATATGATGTGGACCACGAGAGAGGAATTGGAAAGTATTGCTAAGGGAAAGGTAGACTGCTGTCTTTTTACCTCGCCATTCCACTATGAAATAGTCTCTCCTTCTATACTCGGCATCAAGCCGAACCAGAAGTCCGCGATACTAGATAACTATTTTGATAGTTCCACTTGGCAGTATTGCGAGAGGCCTTGTCGGCCAACATTGGTCTGCGGCAAGGTGAGTCGCGATGATCTGATGAAGTTTTCCGATGACTTTCCTGTTTTCTACGAGTCAGCCACTCGGCTTGTCTCTGCTTCTTACAAAGTTATGGGATGGAGTCACGAACTAGCCAAAAAATACGATTGGTTCAAGTTTTCTGACAAGTGGAAATTTTTGGGCACAAATGCATTGGGCGCGCAAGAATTTTTGGAGTCCATCGACGTATTTCTTTATAACTGCAACTCCGAATTTATAGAGAATCAAAGCCGTGCTGTCATTGAGGCGCAATTGACCGGTTGTCCCGTGGTCGCACCCAACAAGTGGAACTTTCCCAACATGATATGGAACCAGCGTACCGGATACTTATGGAACAACTTGGAAGAGCTCAGAGAAGCCCTGGTTGATCTCGAGAATTATGAATTCAGAACGAAGATGGGCAAGTTCGCCAGTGATTGTTCAAGGGACATATGGTGTGACCCTGTTTCCGCAAAGAGAAAATGGAATTCCGTCCTAAACTACGTGTCGGGGTAAAAATGAAAACTTTAATATGGTCGGTGGCTTGGAATGAATACAGATTCATGTTGCAGAGTCTTGTTTCTTCAATAAGAGAGGCGGGTCTGGAGCACGACATACTCACTTTCTCTGACGAACCAATTCACGGAACGATTTCGTGCGAACTCGATAAAAAAATAGACTTGGACTTCAAGCAGTATTGGAAGTTCGAGTATCTTTTAAAGGTCTGTGAATTGAACTATGATTTGTTCGTATTCATAGATAGCGATCATTATTTTGTTCGCAAGCCTTCCAAAGAATTCTGCGATATAATTGGATCTGACCCGTGGCACTCGTTCTTGGAGTCGCCCTTGAATTCTCCACAGACGAGACGTCCCGATTGGTGGGGTGTTCCTAACGGGCGGATGGTAAAACTCTATCAAGACTTCGGCGTAACCCAGAAGACTGCGTATAGCACCAACGGCGGTTTTTGGATGTGTAAGAAGGGTTTTGCGCGCCACGCAGCCGCCACCGCTACAAGGTTCAAGGACTTTCAGAGGATCAATGGCATGGATCTTCCCGAGGAGGTCTTTGTAGCCATATTGTCGCATATGTTCAGCACGGAATACCAAGATAGATTCCACTCTAATTATGAGGACATCTGGGCCAGCGAGTGGACGGGGTCATTGAGTGACAAGATTCCGGACGGCTCTCCATGGGAGTTCCAAGAGTACATGACCAATGCCAAAAAAGTCGTCAATCCTGCTATAGTTCACGCCATGAGAAGCAAGAATGCCCTTGTATCTAAAGGAAAGCAAGTTCTGGAACACAACGAGGCAACGTTTGTTTCTTGGGAGGACGTTTTGAAGGAGAAGAAAAATTAAGGCTGAACTTCTCAATCATTTCGGTGACGATCTCATGGTTGTGAACGCAGCCAGGGTCAGTTACGGCAAGACGAAGGAATCTTTAGACGACAAGGACTCAAGGCTCATAAAATTTCTCGTTGACCACGGCCACACATCCCCGTTCAGGCACCCGCAACTTCAGTTCCGCATTCAGTGCCCGATATTTGTGGAGAGGCAACTTTTTAAGCATCAAGTCGGCCTTACGGCGAATAGCATCAGCGGGAGGTATGTGGACTTCTCTGACGAATACTGGACTCCGGGCCAATTGAGGTTGCAATCCAAAGACAGTAAACAAGGAAGTGCCGGAGATTTGGATGCGGAGAAGAATTCCTACTTTGTAGGAAGGATTAACAATTTAGTATCCATGTGTAAAGAATTGTACGAGGAGATGGAGGCCGAAGGCGTAGCGAAGGAGCAATGCCGCGTTGTGCTGCCTCTTTGTCTAGAGACGCAATTCATATGGACCGGATCTTTTGCCGCCTTCGCTCATCTGTGGAGGTTGAGGCTTAAGCCGGACACCCAACAAGAGACCCGTGAAATTGCTTTCGCTATGCTGAATCTTGTCAAAATGCTTCCCGGGGAGCCTTTTAAGTTTACACTGGAGGCGTTTGGTCTGTGAGCATATTGTTGGAGAGAATGTATGATTATAAGCCTAGGATTGCTGTTTTCGGTGACGCAATACTGGATGAATACTACGAGGTCTCTGCCAATAGAGTCAGCCCGGAGTTTCCTATACCGGTCATGAAGTCCTCCAAAGACAACCCTAAGATTGTCCTCGGTGGAGCGGCAAATGTATGCAAGCAGTTCTCAAATTTTAATTTTGATGTGAGCCTATTTGCACTCACGAACGAGAACATAAAGGTTTTTGCCGGTGATATAAACATGGATGGGTGCATATTTTCCAAGGGCGTCCCTATCAAAAAGAGGTTCTATAGCGACGGTTTTCCGTTGTGTCGCCTTGACATAGAGGGTGACAACTACAACCTATCCCCGGGAGCGATGAAAGAACTTCAAGACAAGTTGTTGCAAAACATGCTTGAATCGGAGCCTTTCAGTGTCGTCATATTCTCGGACTATGACAAGGGACTTCTCAAGGGCCGGGATGATTTGATTAAGAATTTGGATGATAGCATCATTACCATAGTGGATCCTAAGAAGCATCCCGTGGAGCGATGGAGAGGATGCACGATTATGAAACCTAACGCCGCTGAGGCTGCCGAGATGAGTGGCCAATCGGACTGGCGCCGCCAATGCGAGTACTTCATGAGAAAGACCGACTGCCAAGCCGTCGTGATCACTCAAGCAGGCGACGGCGTGGTGGGAAATGTGCAAGGCGGGTGGTTTGAATACAAGCCTGCCGTCAAGAAGACGCCGAGATCTGTTGTAGGCGCAGGTGACGCTTTCATTGCCTTTTTAAGCATGTGTATGGCTCACTCCATAGACATACGTAAGGCTGTGGAGATATCTTTTGATGCGTGCTCGCTATATGTAGACAAGGCTTATAACTCCCCTCTCCACCCGCACCAGATAGCCCCCTCGAAGTTCGTAGACCCAAGAATTTTCACCAAAAGGGATTTTACTCTCACGTTCACGAACGGATGTTTTGACATTCTCCATCCGGGACATGTGGAACTTCTGAAGTTCGCCAAGTCCAAGGCCGACAAACTGGTAGTTGCTCTTAATTCGGACGAAAGTGTCAAAAGACAAAACAAACCCCACAAACTGGTTAACAACCTAGAGTACAGAAAAACTATGATTTCCGCTTTGGAATACGTGGACTTTGTTGTTTCCTTCGACGAAGACACTCCCCGCGAGATAATGAATGTTATGTGTCCGGAAGTTTTGGTTAAAGGATCCGAATATGCCGATCCTGTAGGTTCCGAAATAGTCGGCGAGGTTTTTTCTTTTCCGATGGTTTCTGGTCATTCGACTACATCCTTAATTAATAAAATCAAGTCGGACATGAATACATAATTGCATGAAATTTAGCGAATGGATGAATATTAGAGAGTTTCAAGCGAATCCGCTTCAATCAATCCTTGGTGCTGGATCTAACGCCGTTAAGCCCCCCATCAAAAAGGATATGACTGTGGACAATGTTAGATCTATTTTGAAGAAGGCAAAAGACCCCAAAACGGCGATTAGGCAAGTTGGTCAAGTCTATGATGCCCAGATGGACAAGGCCACGGACCCCAAAGAGATTGCGGTCGCCTCGCGCACAAAGAGCGACATATTTAGCGCTTTAAGCAAATGACGTTCAAACAGTGGCTCGTTACAGAGGGTGGCAATGGTTCTGGCACCAAGTTCACTGGAACTGGCGCTCTTGGTTCCGGCGGAATGGCCCAGCACGGAAGGGTTTTTAGAGTCGCCAATCCTCATTCAATTAAGATAAAAACCAAAATTCGGCGTTTTTCAAGCTATTCTTAAGTTGATGTCTCATGATAACTTAAAAATAGCAATAAGGTGTGAATGTAAACCTTGCCACGAATGGATGGCATTCGCCTCTTGGTATTCCCTTAAGAAGCGGGCTCCCGACTGGGAGGTTCTTTTGGAGATGAATCTCACAAAGCCGCTTTTCAGATGGGCGTCAAGGTTGGGTGTCAAGATAGTTAAGGACTCCTTAGTAAACTTGAAGATAGATCCCACGGTGATCGCTGTGAGAGATTTTCAAGGAAGTCTTGACATAGCTTCGTCTAAGTCTGTCATGCAGAGCATGTTTGTGGACTACAAGTATGGATGCGGTAATTTTGTCGTCGAGGAATGGATAGATAAAGCCGTAGTCCCTTTCCAAAAGGCTTTAAAGAGGTTCGGGACAAGCAACTTGACGGTCAACGAGATGGCTGTGTTAGCTGTCTGGGAACAATGCCACAATGTGTATTTGCACGCGGGAGGCGCATGAAAAGGTTTTTTTTCGGCGAAGACGACGAGGATAGCGAGGAAGAAGACGATCTGGACGAGACTAAGTTCATGATGCCCGACGCTGCCGAACTCATAGCCATGACGCAGTTCGGAGACGCAGACCAGCATGTCCTCAACTGTGCCATTAAAATATGCGAAAAATCTTTTTTATGGAGATTCCGCAGCCTTTCCTATAAGCTGGACGCTTTCGAAGAGGCATATTCAAGAATTAAAAAACTAACAGAAGGACAAGAAGATGCCGAGATATGAAATGCAGTGCGATAAGTGCCAAGAAGTTTATGATGTTTGGTCAAAGATAGCCGAGAAAGACGATTCGGTTAAGGCCGCCAAGTGCCCCAAGTGCAAATCGTCTAAGAAGTCCGAGATATTTGGCTGTCCTTCGGTTAGTTTCGCCAACCCCGTAGGCACGGACCGATGGAATAGCGAATCCAAGGGTCACGACTATAGGTTCAAGCACAATATGGACAAGCCTGGAGGAACACGCGACCAGAGGAAGGCTGCGGAGAGAGCGTCTAGAGTAGGGGCAGAACCCTATCGTAAGATAGACGACATATCCAGTGGCAAGCATTTTGGTGATGTAAAATAACCTACACAAACCTAAGGCTTTATGTTAACCTAAAAGACTCGGCAGAGATGTCGGGTCTTTTTATTTTATTCACACTAGATTATTTGAAGCCCCGCTTTCCACGAAAGGTATCACATGAGCGAAATTCTTAAAAGGCTTTCTTCCAAGTTCGATAAGGAAAAGTTCAAGAAACTTAACGAGGAAATGTCTTTCTCAGAGTACCTTGATCTCGTATACAATCGGCCTCGGCTGGCCAGAACTGCCTATCAATATCTGTACGATATGATTATGAGCAAGGGAACATCCAAGGTGGAGAGGTATCGTAAGACCTACGTTCACTACAACTTTTTTGACAATTCCGACACTCCGATCTTCGGGCTCTCGGAAACCCTTCATCAACTAGTGCAGTTCTTTAAGGGTGCGGCCGGTGGGTACGGCCCGGAACGCAGGGTTCTTCTTTTGCACGGTCCCGTAGGCAGTTCCAAGTCCACCATCTTGCGATGCATCAAGAAGGGGTTGGAGAAGTACTCGCTCACTGAGGAGGGAGCATGGTACACGTTCAAGTGGGTCAATCTTCCCACCGGAAAGGACGACGGGATATACACGCAATCCGAGGACGAGTCGCCCATGCACGAGGATCCCCTAAAACTCTTGCCCGCGGACATGCGGAAGGAGGTCGTGGCCGACTTAAATAAGATTCTTTTGGAAAACACGCCCGATAAGGATCGCAATACTTTGTACCGTCTGAGCGTGGACGGAGAACTTGACCCGAGATCAAAGAAGTTTATGCAAGAACTCCTCGTCAGAAATGACGGGGATTGGGGAAAGGTAGTAGAGAATCATATTAAGGTGGTACGCAAGACCCACAACGAGGCCGACCGTTGCGGCATTGCCACGTTTCAGCCCAAGGACGAGAAGAACCAAGACAGCACAGAACTCACGGGCGATATCAATTGGGGCAAGCTGCCCCACTTTGGCACCGACTCGGATCCGAGGGCATTTAATTTTGACGGTGAGTTCTGCGTCGGCAGCCGTGGAATCGTTGAATTTATAGAAGTCCTTAAGTTGGCCAAGGAGTTCTTATACGACCTCCTTGGGGCCTCCCAAGAAAAGCAGATAAAGCCCAAGAAGTTCCCGCAAGTCGCGGTAGACACGGTGCTCATAGGCCACACGAACTCCCCAGAATTCCTTAGGCTCAAGAGCGACCAGACCATGGAGGCCTTGAGGGACAGGACTGTCAAGATAGACGTTCCCTACTTGCTCAGGTGGAGCGAGGAACTGAAGATCCTTGAGCATCAGTACAATAAGGACAGAATCAAGCAACACATTGCCCCCCACACTCTCGAGATCGCGGCTCTCTGGTCGGTGCTCACCCGCCTTCAAGAGGACAAGGATGGCAAGATCACCCTTGTGGAGAAGGCCAAGTTGTACGACGGCAAGAGCCTCCCTGGATGGACAGAGGACAGCGTCAAGGAACTCAGGGACAAGTATCCCGACGAGGGGATGACGGGCATAAGTTGCCGATATACCCAAGACAAGATATCCAACTGCTTGAGTTCGCACTACGACTATATCAATTTTTTCATGGTGCTCAACGAACTCAAGGCCGGCGTGGATCACCAGTCGCTCTTTGATAACGAGGAGGACAAGTCCAAGTTCGTGGCTTGCATAGATCTAGCCAGAAAAGAACTTGACGAGATATTGAAAGCAGAGGTGCAGAAGGCTCTCGTTGGCGACGAGCATGCCATAGAAAGGCTTTGTGGGAATTACATAGACAATGTAATGGCCTATATCAACGGTACGAAGATAAGAAACCCTTTTACCGAGCAAGACCAAGAGCCGGACGAGAGGCTCATGCGTTCTATAGAAGAGAAGATAGATATCCCCGAGGTCGGAGCAGATGACTTCAGGAGAATGTTGGCTGGGTTCATAGGACACCTCGCCCACAATGAAAAACGGTTCAAGTGGGATAGCAACCCGCAGTTGAAGAAGGCCTTGGAGGCCAAACTATTTGAAGATACTAAGGATCACATTAAGCTCTCCGCTCTTAATATAAAGGGAGCCACTGTTGTGGACAAGGACATCCAAGAGAAGATAGACGCCGTAAAGAAGAGGCTCATAGACCAGTATGGTTATAACGAGCAGAGTGCGACCGACGTGCTTGAGTACATAAGTTCTATCTTCGCTCGTGGCGATGTGTCGGAAGACGACTAAAAACGAGGTGAACCATTCCACGCCGTATAGATTCTGACCACAAAGACTTCCAAGATGTCTACGGAGGCATAAGGAGGAAGGAACTTAAAAAGTATATAAAGAACGGATCCATCTTTCGCAACAGAGGGAAGAATGGCAAGATCGTCGTAACTATACCCAAGATAGACATCCCGCACATCGTCTACGGCGACAGTGACGGAGGTATTGGTCGCGGCAAGGGAGAGAAGGGCGACGTCATAGGCAAAGACGATCAGAAGGGTGACGGCAAGGGGAACAAAGCAGGACAAGACGCCGGTGACGGCATGGACATCGCCATAGATATGGATGAGATCCTCAAGTTCATGCAAGACGAACTTGAACTTCCCGACATGAAGCCCAAGCCAAGCGACACCTACGAGCAGATAATTAAGAAGTACAACAACATATCTCTAGTTGGCCCAGAGTCTCTTAGGCACAACGCTAGGACGCTTAAGCAAGCCCTCAAGAGACAGTGTGCCGACGGATCAATATACAAACTGCACCAGATCCCAGGCTTTGCGAACCCTATTCGTCTAATCACACCAATCAACAGCGATAAGCGGTACCGTCAGTTCAATGAGATAAAATTACCGTCTAGCAACGCCGTAATATTTTTTGCTAGGGACGGATCCGCGAGCATGGACCAGTACAAGTGCGACATAGTCAGTGACATGAGCTGGTGGATAGACACTTGGATCAGAAAGTTCTATGACAAGGTTGAGAGGGTCTACGTCTGGCACGACACCGTGGCTAAAGAGGTAGACGAGAAGAAATTCTATAAGTACCGATACGGCGGCGGAACAACGTGCTCTACAGCGTTAAAACTAATATCCAAGATGTTCGAGAATAGGTTTGACCCTATTAAGTGGAACATATACCTCTTCTACTTTACGGACGGCGAGAACTGGGACAATGACAACGACGTCTTTATCAAGACGCTGGAGGACGAGTTCGGCCCTAAGTTCGTGAACATGGTCGGTATCACTCAAATACTGCCTTGGAGGTACGAAGGCAGCCTCAAGCAAGCAGTAGACGAAAAATGCGAGTCTGGCAACTTTAGGACGACCCAAGTCGGAAATTCAGGCTCTATCATATCGGAAGACGAGAGAGACAAGGGCATCAAGGATGCGATAACAGACTTATTGGGCAAGGAAAAGAAAAAGAGAGAGAACTACTGGGCGAACAGTCTAGGGTAAAAATGAATAACAGAAAATTCATGATGGGATCCCCCGTTCTTATGGGGAATAGTTCTGTTCCGGGCGTGCCGATGCCCAAGGAACTTAAGAGACTCCTTCCCGAGATATTCAGAAAGGTGAGCGAGTTCGGCTGCGACTTCCCTCCGACCGTCGTGGAAATGCTCACCTACGACGAGATAAGTGAGATCGCAGCCTATGGAGGCTTCCCCGTCAGATACCCGCATTGGAAGTGGGGTATGGAGTACGAGGAACTCCAACGTGGATATCTTCACGGGATGCACAGAATATATGAAATGGTCACGAATTGTACCCCATGTTACCTTTATTGTTTAGATTCAAACAGCCTTCTTGACAATGTCACCGTCGTTGCACATGCCTTGGGCCATGCCGACTTCTTTAAGAACAACATTTATTTCGCCCAGACCAGCCAGAACATGATGAACGAGTTGGCGAACCACGGGACTAGGATCAAGAAGTACATGAGTCGATGGGGCAAGGAAAGAGTCACAGAGTTCATCGACCATGTGCTCAGAATAGAGACCCTCATAGATCCGTCCAAGGCTTGGCAACCCAAGAAGTACAAGGACAACATACCCAAAGATAAACGCAAGTATCATCATCCAAGTCGCCTCAAGGTTGAGGATGGCCACGACTACATGGATAATTATTTAAACACAGAAGAATGGATTAAAAAACAGCACGAGCAGATAGAAAAAATTGAGGCTGCTGAGTATCTTGATCTTTTTGTGGGCTCAACCAAGGACATCATGGGCTTCATTAGGGACAACGCCCCTCTCAAGCCGTGGGAGAGCGACATCGTTTCTATGCTCTATGAGGAGAGCATGTACTTCGCCCCTCAGAGGATGACGAAGACAATAAACGAGGGCCACGCCAGTTGGATTGACTACCACATTATATCAAAACAAGGCTTGAGTGGTCTCGGTCAAGAGCATGAAAGTTCGGGCATCATAGAGTATGCGAAGCATAAGATGGGCGTGTTGGGCGGCAAGTATTCAATGAATCCCTATAAACTCGGATTTAATCTTCTGTGCGACATAGAGGAGCGATGGGACAAGGGCAAGTTCGGTACCGAGTGGGAGGAATGCCCCGATATAAAAAAGAAACAAGATTGGGATCTAAAACTCGGATTAGGCCATGACAAGGTTTTTGAGGTGAGGAAACTCTACAATGATTTGACCCTCATCATGGAATTCTTCACGCCCGAGTTCTGTGAGAAGTACGAGTTCTTCGAGTGGAAGAAGTACCCGAACGGAGAGTATAAAATCGAGAGCAAGGATCCCGCCAAGATCAAGGCCAAACTGGTCGCCAGACACATGAACGGGGGGCTGCCCGAGATAAGGCTCATGGATCCGAATCACCGAGGCAAGGGGATCATGTTCCTTCAGCACAATTGGCACGGTCGGGGGCTCCACGATTCATATGTTGGGCCTGTTTTGGAGTCCTTGAGGAAGCTTTGGAAGAACGATGTCTGCTTGGCCACCAAGGACAAGGGGGGCGAGGAGTTTATTTACCGGTGCCGCACGGATGACTGCGTGGTGGATATGGTGTCCCGAGAGGAGTATGAGGACGGTTTTTATAGTTAATTTGGGCTGTTTTTGGGCTTAAAATAGCCTTATTTTTTGTTTTTCCAAACGTCTAGATACCCGTGCTGAGTTTGACTAATTTAAGTACGGGGTACCATGAATTCTATCGCCAAGAGAAACGTTTCGGCTGAGCAGCTGATAAGCGAGATTCACGAGCATCACATAAACCATCTTAATAGAGAGATATATCTCCATGGTTATATGGACGCCCCGGAGGAGCCCGGTGTTGACTACAGAATGGCGACCTCTTTCATAAAGAATATGCACATTTTGGAGCAACAGAGTTCCCAGAACATCTTGGTTCACATGCACACCATCGGGGGTGTCTGGTCCGACGGCATGGCTATTTTCAACTCTATACGCCTCTCCAAGTCGCCCGTTACCATAATAGGCTATGCCCAAGCCAGTAGCATGAGCGGAATAGTGTTCCAAGCGGCCGACAAGAGGATTTTGATGCCGGACTGCGAGATGATGATACACCATGGTTCGATCGCCTTGGATGACAATACCGTTGCGGTCAAGAGTGCAGTGGACCAGAACGAGAAGTCTTGCAAGAGAATGCTCGAGATATTTGCTGAAAAGGCCATAATGGGCAAGTACTTTCAAGACAGGAAGTACAGTCTTAGGAAGACCATCACGTTCATAGATTCAAAGATAAAGCAGAATAGTGACTGGTATTTGATGCCCGACGAGGCTGTTTATTACGGCTTAGCAGATGGCATATTTGGAGAGAAAGGTTTCGAGACTTACGCGAAGATACGGTCAGGAAAGAAAAAGAAGAGCTAAATTAGGGGGTAGGTTTTTTCCCTAAGAAGAGGAGTTTTTAATGAACGACGCTGATATTTTGCTTTCCGACGAGTTTGTTTCGTTTTCTAAGGCTATAGCCTTAGTCCACGAGGAAAAGAAAGTTCTCGAGGAAGAGTTCAAGAAGCATTTTGAGGATTATAAGAACAAGAAGAAGGAGTTTGAGGCCAAGGTCGCCTCCGCTAGCGCCAAGTGGGAGGAGTGGAAATCGACACAGATTTCTACCAAGAAAGAAAAATGAACCGTGACGCAGACAATTCTTTTTCCGGTCCCTTTTTGACCACGGTTATCCCCGTTTCAAGCATTTCTTCTCATAGGAGAAGGAATCTGGATTTCGTTTGCGCTAGGTTGAACGATGCTTTCGGCAATAAAAATAGGACCGTGATTGTAGTTAAGGGGGAAATTCGGTACTCCAACGAATTGGCCGAAGTGGTCGATTCTTCCGAAGACTTACAAATATCAAGTCGGTTCGTGATGTTTCTGGGTCCGGACGTTTTCTTCGACTTCAAAGAAATAAAGAATAAGGTGTTTCCGAGCGACAAGATCGTCATGCCATTTTCAGAACTTTCAAACTTGGACGAACACCTCACGAGGAATTTGATAGAGAAGAGAAGCGCGTCCATCCATTCCGGGATTAAGGTCACTAATGTTCCGATCGGAAGTGGAGCCCTTGTGGTCAGATCGGATCTGGTTGTATCCGGAATCATTTCGAACCACATTCGTTTTGGAGAAGACTCCGACGACTGGTGGATGATTCAAGATGGGGGTATAAGGTTTAAGACGGGCCATAAAATTTTGGGCTGCAAGGCCGTGCTTCTGCATAGAGACCCGCCGATATCAAGAAAGAAAGCCAGCAGAGGCAAGATCGTTCATGCGTTCAACTACGCGTGCGTGAACGAATCGAGCCGTCTCCACAAAGAGCAGTCAAGAGCGTTAGATTCATATTTATCCAATGCGAAAGACAAGGGCGTGGTTCTTGTCAATTTTCACTCGGGGGACTGCCTCAAGCGGGAAGGCGTCGTTTCGGCGGAATTGGGAAGAACGGCTAAATCCATAGGGCACGCTAAGGATTTCGCTTTTTTGAACGATATCTTCAACATGGCTATGCCGTACGTGGATGGTGACGGATGGATATTTTATTGTAATTCCGACTGCTTGATAAGCGATAGCGTCTACGATGACATACTCGGGTTCGAGGGCGACTACATGGAGTTCCAGAGGCAAGAGGTCGACTCGGCCGGCAATCATCTGGGATCGGTTAGGAGAGGAATAGACGGAATAGCAATAAGAAAAAGTTTGCTTCAATCGCACAAGATGCCCGAACTCCTTATAGGCGCTCCATATTGGGACGACGCAGTTTCAACTCTCTACTCTTCTGTCTGTAAAAGAAGACTCAGAGTGATGAACCAGCTCATTCACACCGAGCATGATCCTACATATGATCTTTCCAATTTGGACGTCGCCGGGGAACTCAACTTCAAGGCTTTTTCCAAGGTTTTTTCTGCCGCCATGTGCGACAGTTTTTCTTGGTCCGAGTTACCCGTTAGGTGTCAGATCCTCGTCAAAGTCTCTACTTTGGGTCGCCCTAAAATGCTTTTTGAGTGCTTGGATTCGTTCGTCGAAAATATGTCTGGTAACAATATAATTTTCTTTTGCATAACTTGTAACCGAGACGACGAATCGATGACCGAGGAAGTAGTTGGCAAACTCAAGTCTCGATATAAAAATATCAAGGTTTTTTTTGGCGACCACAAGTCCAAGATAGACGCCTACAACGCCGACTTGGAAAATTTCGACTTCGATGTTTTGGTGGCGGCATCCGATGACATGGTGGCCGTCGAGAAGGATTATGACCAAGTGATCTTGGATTGCATGAATCAACACTTCCCCGACACGGACGGAGTTATCTGGTTCGAGACTTGTGACGGAAATCAGCGCACTGACACTCTATCGGTGATGGGAAGGAGGTACTTCGAAAGGTTCGGCAAAGTTTATAATTCCGAATACCTAGGATATTACTGTGACGACGAGTTTACCCAAGTTGCTTTCAAATTAGGTAAACTCAAAAGGATGGATTATTCCATCATATGCCACAACATACCGGATCATCTTAAGATGTCCGACGATAGTACTTATCTCAAGAGTTTGGTCTACGGGATGAGAGATAAGGCCTTATACAAGATCAGAAAAGGAGTCCAGTTTGACATACCCGGAGCAGACTCCAACATCGATAGTTACTTTTCTGACGTTTTTTTCCAAGACAAGAGGAACAAGCATGAAAGGCCGTATTGGTTGACTCCCCACCCGAAGTTCGACGATCCTATAACCCCGATGGAGGTCTACGTTCTAGAGAATATGGATCGCAAGGTGGCCGAGATGGACATCGAGCGTTTCTTGTCGTTTGCTGGAAACTATTTTAGAGACTTTAGGTGGACAATACCGCCGACAATCCACCAGATATGGTTCGGAGAAGTTCCTTCTCGGATAAAGGAAATGATGGAGACTTTCTCCGAGGATTATGTCAGCAAGAACCCCGGGGCCAGATATATTTTCTGGAACGAGAAGAGACTCAGATCGCTTGGCATGATAAACAAGGATATTTTTGAATTAGAGACGAAGCACGACTGTAAGTCCGACATAGCCAGACTTGAAATATTGAATAGGTTCGGTGGCTTCTACGTGGATTCCGACTGCGTATGGCTTGGCACAAAAACTTTGAATTCTGTCCCAAGTAAGAACGGAATAATGATAGCGTATGAGAAGGCTGGTGTTTCTATAGGGAAAGGATACTTGGAGAAAGAAACCACCCGTTGCGCCAACGGAGTGTTCGGCTCGACGGTGGCTAACCCCATAATCGCCTTCATGATGGGTCGTCTCAAGAACGCCTACGCTTCTCAAAGGAGGCACGGCGTTGTAGCCTCTACCGGTCCGGACTTTGTTCAAGGAGTCTTGGATTCCTTGCTTGGGTTGACTGAAACGGCGAGCCACAAGTATTTTTATCCCGTCTGGTGGTGCATTAACAAAGACAAGAATCCCGAATGCGAAGAGTTTTTGCGACAAAGGGATCTTTCCGTTAAGAATCTCGCCCTTCTCCATCCGGAATCGGTCTTGTTTCACAAGGGCTTCACATCCGCAGAGGGGGTGAAGCCTTGAACATTGTGACAGTGATGAACTATGATTTGAGTGACAAGAACTACTTAGTCATGTGCTGCAACTGGATTTTGCAAACTGGAAGAAACTTATCCAAAGATGACTCTTGTTTTATCTTTACTAGTAGTCGCCCCCACCCGATTTTGTCGTCCCTCGCTGCTCAAGATTCAAGATTTAGATTTTGTATACGAGAAGGAATGAAGGACACCAAGAACGTGTATTTTCCTATGTGCTCGACGCACAGCGAAGGCGAAAATTTGACATATAAGTTGTATATCGCTTGTAGTTTGGACTTTCCTTTTATTTTCGTGGATGCCGACACAGTGATATTAGAGCCGCTTAAGGAATTGGAGCCGCTGTTTAACGAGATGCCCGCAATATTTATCGATCACGAACATGTGAAGGGACACACCGACGGCTTCCCTCCTTTTATAAACTCGGGCGTATTTATAGTGAATGATCCTTCTAAGAGCGTGTTCAACTGGTCTAATTTTTTAAAGCACGCGGAAAAATGCGGATTCAACTGTAAGTTCAAAGGATCCAATAAACACATATCTGGAACCGACCAGTCCGTGATCAAGTCGTATCTGGACAGCATAGGCTACGCGTACGTTCATGAAAATTTTGGAATAGAATACAATACCTGCGCAGAAGGCATCGCAATTAAAAAAAACAAAACGGGGCGCTGGACCGCTAAGAATTCCGAAGGGGATTCCGTAAAGGTTGTCCATTACTGGGGGCCTTTCAAGCCGTGGTCTGTTGATTGTCCGATTTTTAAGGAGCTTTTAGATGACGAAATGTTCGATCGTGATGATGTCTTGGGTCAGACCCGAAAATTTGAATAAAATAATCGAAACGTATGATGGATACGAAGTTGTTGGCGAAATAATAGTGTGGAACAACAACAAGCATCTGTTCGCGTCTGATCTTGGACTGAATAAGGTAAAAGTTTTGAATTGCAGCGTCGATTTCGGACTGGACTCCAGGTTCGTAGGGTCCATGCTTGCAAAGAACAGATGCGTCATAGTTCATGACGACGATTTGATTCTTTCAGAGAGAAACATCAAAAACCTCGTCCGTAATTTTGAGATGGATCATACGAGAATCTACACATACGAAGGCAGGGTCCCTCAAGGAGGGGAATACACATGTGTTCCTGGTCCGGGAAGGGTGGAAGACGTTGCTGAGCCCACCGAGGTGCCCATATCCCTCACGAGGAGCGCTTGCTTCGACAGGCTTTATGCCGCCGAGTACGCTAAACTCTGCGACACTATGTTTTATGACGTCTACACCAATTTGAACGGTGAGGACATAGTCTTCAGCTATCTCACGTCACACCTTTCTGGGAAAATGCCGATGGTTCTACCTGTACCCGACAAGGATGGATATGTCGAACTCCCATCTTCTCAAGAAGAAAAGATATCCACTAGGAAGAATTTCACAGAAAGAAGAACTGAACTCGTAAAAAGGTGCGAAATCGTGCTTCCACTCCCAAAGTATCCGCCGCCCAGCCCTAACAAGTTTGTTTTTTTTGGTGCTGGTAACTATCCTTTTGCTTACTTAGGAGAATCCTTCAACATAAACTCTAGATTCAAGAAAATGCTTGTTAAGGAGTCTAACGGGATAAAGTATTTGTCTTTTAACGTGTCCTCTCACATCCATTCTGTATCTACCATCAAGTGTGATTTGAAAATCGGACCCAATGACGTCTTGAACTTGGGGATGTTTTACAAAGGAGACTCCATATTCACGGAAGTTTCAATATTTGTCGAACTGAATGGCAAGGGAAAGGAATCAAATAGAATATCGGTAGATGTCAAGGAGAACATTCCAAATAATATCTCTATCCAAGTCTCAGATTTTTTTGACGACATAGATTCCGGGGTGTTGAAGAGAATTGAATTAATATCGCACAATCCCGAAAAGTCCGAAAAAGAACTTTGCATATCAGAAATTTCGCTCACTAAAGCGGCAAAATAAGAGGATGCGTTGTCGCTATTATAATGGATCGAAGAACGATTGCTTTTTGAGGATTTTGAATAAATGATAGATGAATCTAATAACACGCGTCTTGACAAACTTACTCTTGAAACACAAAGGTACAACAGCCCTTTTTATTCAGAGCGTGAAGGTAACCTTATGATTTCAAAGTTACTTGAAAGAGGCGATCCATTTTTGGTTGCAAGAGCAGGAGGCACTGAATGCGAGGCTGTTGCATCTATATTGCTTCATAAAAAAATATGTGAAGAAAAACTTAAAAAAGAGTTGTTTACTAATTCTGGCGTCTCTCCCCCAGATGACGAAAACCTTTTCAAATTTGCGATTCACTATGCAGAAAGCACAAGAAATATTGATGTTATGGGTGTCTGGGCAGTCCAAGATTACGATTGGTTGGTCAACACTTACTGCCCCAATGCTTTTCTTACAAGACTTGCTGGGCTGGAGCCTTACTATTTTCCCGATGACCCTTGGAGTTCTAGACTGAGGGGAAAGACCGTTCTTGTCATTCATCCATTTGAGAAGAGCATATTGAAGAATTATTCCAAAAGAAATCTCTTGTTCGCCGGTACTGACATACTTCCCGAATTTGAATTGAAAACTTTCAAGGCAGAACAGAATATGTCCAAGGAAGGAGTGAACTTCTTCGAGTCGCTCAACAGGATGCAAGATCAAATAGTCTCTATTGACTTTGATATTGCAATAATAGGTTGTGGCGGCTACGGACTGCCTATTGCCGCATTCATTAAGAATCAAATGAATAAGACCGCTTTGCATTTGGGCGGGGCGGTTCAAATTATGTTCGGCATAATTGGCCACAGATGGGAATCATATGCTGGATTGAAGCGATTTTTTAACGATAATTGGACAAGACCTCTTCCAGAGGAGACCCCTCCTAAATATAAGATTGCTGAAAATGGTTGTTATTGGTGAAAATAAAGGAAAACAAATCATATGACGGAACTTGATAATCTGATCAAAACCTACCCCAGAGTGGAATGTAGTTCAAAAGCCCCTTTAGTCAAAGATGTTTGGTTGGCCAATCATAGAGCTGTTTTCAATAGAGATTGGACGCTGAATATCGAAGGAAGTCATCATTTTCTTTACTGGGATTGCAATGTTAAAGTAAGAGAAAACGCTTTAAAGGGGTTGGATTTCAAACAAAGGTGTGATCAAATTGTAGAAAAGTCAAAGTCAGAAAAAACAATTGAACTTCCCGACGACAAAACATACGCCATCTGCACACACTATCACAGAGGGTATCCTTTCGGACATTGGTTTGAGACCCTCGCTTCTTTGAGATTTGTTCCGACAAACGACTATAGTGTCATATGCTATAAGACCGGAGGACCAGTCTCCACAAGAAATATCGACCAGCATCTTGAGATAATAGGAATAGACAAGAGCAGGCGTGTGTTCGTGGAGCCTCAAACCACAATTGGATGTTCATCTCAAGTCTATTGTCCAAGCATTGATTCTGATATTGGTTTTATTTCAAACGAAGCAATATCTTGGCTTAGACCCAAATATTTATCTCACAGTGGACTAAAACTGTCTGACTCTCCCACCAAACTATACTTGTCTAGAAATTTCTTCACACACCCAAATCCCGACTGGACTAGAAGTGTGGAAAACGAAGAAGAGGTTTGGTCTTATTTGCAAGGTCTTGGATATACCTTGCTTAAAGGCACTGAGAGCATTTTGGAACTAATAGATGCTTTTTATTCTGCTGAAGAAATAGTTTTTCCTCATGGTTCTATGATCTACTACTCAATATTTTGTAATAAGCAACCAAAAATTGTAGAATTTATTTCAGAGCATCGCTACAAAGAAGACTTTTTGTATTTAGCCACCATAAATAGTCAAACAACAACTCCAGACAAGTACAAATTAATTAAATGTAAAGCGGATCCTAAGACCAACAATGTTTTTATTGATATGGATACATTGAAAAAGGAAATAAAATGAAGCAATGGCGTAGGGACAGACCAGAAGTAAGAGTCCATCCGAATCTCCCAAGCCATTTGGGTGGGCATTTCTATATGGACAATACAGACACATATGTTTTGAAATATTGCAAGCAAGCTCTTGGCATAAATTCCGTGGTTGAGGTTTAATTCAGTGAGAATAGCATGGCACTACTGGTGTGGGACAAAAAATCATCCCATTAGATATGTAAAATACCTATTGATAAGCATTGATTCTTTGATCAATATCGGTAACGTAAATCCTAAAGACATATATGTGACTATTGACAACTCATTGTTGAAAAGTAATTATGGCGAAGCAATTGAAAATTTTGGTGTCAACATATTAGAAGCCCCTGTTTATCCAAACTACAGTAAACAGATAGGATATTACAATCTACTGAATTCTCGTGTAAACGATATCGACAAATTAGTTCAAATAGATTGCGACACAATAGTCACTGATGCGAACATATTAGATAAGATATCCAATCTTCAAGGATGTGTAAATATTGATCATTCTGGACACATTGATCTTTATGGAACTATTATCCGTAGAGATGGACAAAAACAAAGAGGCAATTCAAACTTTTCTATATCTCCTCTCAATCCAAATCCACCCCATTCTGGCGACCCTGTCAGATACGCTTGCTTTAAAGACTTATTGGACCTAGTATATAACATAGATTTAGATGAGTTATTAGAAAAAAGTAAATCAGAAATGCTTCCCATAGGATTTTGCTATGTTTTTTCACCAAAGGAACTGCCCAAAGAATTCTTTAAGTTTCTCGCTTTTTTGAACTTCTTCTTTGAAGACGACGAAGCAGCATTGGCTTTTGCCAAGTTGCATTTTAACTTGAAATATTCAGATATGAATTCAGATCATGTAAATAGAAACAGTGATAAGAACGTTATATTTAATGCCGAAAACACAAATTGTTTTAATAGCCTCAAGGGAGTCGTGCATTTTCCCAACAAAGATGATTTTATAGATAAAGAAATGACCCAAAGAGCAAACTCAATACTTAATAGGGAAGAAAACTCATGATCTGTCATGAAAACAAAGTGATATTAATTCATTTTGAAAAATGTGGCGGAACATCAATATCTCGTTTTTTAACCAATAAAGAATGGTGGCATGTTCACAATGAGTATTTACTAGGCATTAGGTATGACGACGGTCACGAAAAACACTTGACCTACAATATGGCTAAACAACTATACTCTTCGTATATAGAAAACTATAAATTAGTCACAATAACAAGACATCCCTATAGTTTATTTATTTCAAAGTTCTTATTCAATTACAGATCAAATAGTTCCCAAATATGTATTAGTGAAAATGATGTGTCCAATATCATTGATGAATACAAAAGAAGATGGAATATAAATAGTCTTTATGATTTTTATTACGATCAAAAAAAATATGACTTTGTAATAAAGTTTGAAAATTATCAACAAGATTTTAAAAAAATGTGCAACTTGTTGAATATTGATAGTGATAAAAAAATAATAGAGATTAACAAGCAAAGCGAAGATATTAAAAATAAGATCACAATTACAGATGAGGCAAAACAAAACATAAAGGAATACTGTAAAGAATATTGTTTGGCTTTCGGATATAATATGAGTGGATGAAAAAATTACAAATATGATAAGTAACTCAAAATTATTTTGTCCGATATGCAAAAAAGAAGATCACCAAAAAGTTATTTTTTTAGGCTCAGAGTTCTCTTACAGATGCATCAATTGTTCTGCGACTCATTGCTTCGTTGAAAATCCGTATTGGGACTTTACCGACAACTTCAAAGAACATGGCTGTGGCGATTATAAATGGAAATTGAGCCGTTATGTCGGAACAGTGAAAAATTCTGAGTGGTCGTTTGAGGACAAAGATCTATGCCTCAGAACGCCTCAAGATGTTTACAATATGAAAAAACTACGCGTAGCATTTGAAAAACTAGGCGGGACACATACTGGTGAAGTTGATGTGGATGTTGTTAAAATCTCGGAAAAAAGATCAGACAATCGCCAATTTTTTGTGGCAAATGCCGTTACCAATCATCACTTTCAAGAGTGTTTCAGGGCTGTAGTGAGGATGAAGGACCACACTTCGACATCGGAATCTAAGTCATCATACAACATACTGATAATAGACAAAAAAATGGACATATGCCTCAACCCAGTTTCTAAATTGGATGGGGTTGATGAAATATGGAGAGTCAAAAATTGGTCTGAGAATCAATCGGTATGGCACGTATCCGAAAGGCCCGAAGAAATTGAAGATTCCCTCGCTCTTGGAAACACGATATCAAAAATGCTGGACGGTCTAGATGGCAAGGCCATGGCCATATCCAAGGGACTCGGCCCTTGTCGTCTCGGAAAGGCCGCCTTGAAAGAACTCTTGTTTTGTGAAAAATTTGAATTGAGAACTACCAAAGGACATTTAATTGAAGACAAGCATGTGGGAATCCTTGTCAGAAACGACTCTCTGGATAGGGCTGGTTTTGAGTCCGAAAAACAGATAAGAGAAGTTTGTAAATTTGTGGATAATTTCGGATTCAAGCCATTGTTGATAGCTTGCACCGAACAAGAAGAGCAGATTTGCAAAAGAACATCCGAGTCAACTCTTTCTGCAAAAAATCTACAAGAGCAAGTTGTGTTCTATGAACACTTTTGTCTTGGCGTGATTGGAACTAATGGATCCGGGTGCAACATCCCTTGTCTTTTTGATTTGCCTCTTTTGTCTTTTGCAAAAAGTAGATTCTTTCCCGACGATTTCTATTGCATGGGAAGGCTATCCTCTCCCTATGATTGTTCCAAAGCTTTCGGCGGAGAACTAAGCAAGCCAGAGTCTGTTGTTGAAATAAGATGCGATCCAAGCAAGCCAACGAGCATAATGGATCATTTGGATCCGGCGACCACATGGATTAAGGGATTGAAAAATTAGCCGTTGATTTTTTTGTTTTTTTGATCTATATTTGATTCCATGAGCCCAGAACTTGAAAAAACTCTGTTCGAGCAGTTTCCCGCCTTATTCAAAGGCCGAGACAGATCCTTGCAAGAATCTCTCATGGCTTTCGGCTGCGAGCATTCTGACGGGTGGTTCAACATAATTCGCGCTATGTGTTGGGAAATAGACGCACACCTCAAGAATAAGCCGTTCGACTATGAATTCGTCCAGATAAAAGAGAAGTTTGGCACCCTCAGAGTGTACGACAACGGCCACGACGACCACATCGCCGGAATCATAGGAATGGCCGAGTCCATGAGTTCCATGACTTGCGAGGTTACGGGTAAGCCTGGGCGTCTTTATCGCTCCGGGATGTGGTACAGAACGCTCTGCGACGAAGAGGCACAGAATCACGGATATGTTCTGGTGACCCCGGAATAAACATGAAAGACTTTTTTAACAAGCCGGTCAAGATAACAGACAAGGAAGACAATGTCTTCTTTTGGTCCGATATGCACCTTGGCCAAGAGTGCAAGAGCTGGGCCGAGCCCCTTTACGTCAAGAGGGGCTTCAAGTCGCTTGAGGAGCACGATTCCACCCTCGTAAAGAGGTGGAATCAAAGGATTTCGCACGAGGGCGTCGTCTTCAACCTCGGCGACATGCTGTTCGGCTACGACGGCCAGCGCAAACTCGTCAATTACTTCGAGATGCTCAACTTTAAGACGATGTACCTTCTCTTCGGAAACCACACCGCTGGAACCAAGCAAGTTTTCGAGAGTCTGGAAGGGAACGTCTACGAGGTCAACTCCGAAAAGCGGGTCGTGTTCTGTCCCAACTACATAGAAGCCCACATAAATGGCTACATGTGCGTTCTGAGCCATTACGCTATCGCATCCTTTAACGGACAAGGCAAGGGCGCTTACATGATCCACGGCCACTCGCACGGCAATCTGTACGGCTCCGACATGGGAGACGTTCTGTACAAGGCTAGGATCGTCGACGTCGGAGTGGAGCGGTTCCCAAGCCCGCCGTCGTTCGGGGACATCAAAAAATTGTTCAAGGAAAAACCGGTCAGTTTTGACCACCATGGAGCGGAATAATGAAGAAATTAATAACCATCAAAGACTTCGTCTCCACCGTAAATTACCAAATCGGCGAGGCGTCCGAATATCTTTGGGATTGCTACGGTCCCAACGCTTGCAATCTTGAATGGGGCAAGGCCGACTTCTCCGCCAGCGCGGAGATGATCTACGACATCAAAACTTGGGATGTCTACGAGATTAGTGTCTGGGACTGCCGTGACGAGCCCACCAAGGTCTACCGCTGGATCAAGCCCGAATATATCAAGAGGCACAAGAAAGAGAGCAAGGAACGGGGTTTAAAATTCAATGTCGCAATCGACAAAATCAAGTACGAAGAAACCACGCCGGCCAAGCTCTTGGGGTATCTGAAGAGACTGTGCAAGGAGAAGGCTTCGGACAAAAAATCCAAGAAGCCCAAGAAGGTTTGGATTAACTGAAAGGAAAATATTGATGAACGGACCAGTTGCATACGCCGCTGTGGCCACGGACGGCAGCGAATCCATATATGTGGCCTCTCTCCGCGAGCAAGCCGAGGCTGCTTGTCGTGAGTACAACTGGATGTTAATTCCACTGTACGCCGGACCACAGACTTGGCCCGATGAAGTCGCCGCAGTTGAGGCGGCGTTTGAGCGAAGCGGCGTGAAGCCGACATGGCCCGACGACGAGGCCGGAAACATCGGCCCGATGGCTGAGGCGATGGCCGCCGAGATTGAGCGATTGCAACGTTCCGTTATTGATTGGAAATTAGAGGCAGAGGTGCATCGCAAGCGTGCGCATGCAGCTGTAATCGAGATTGCCATACTCAGCGAGGCTATTCGCCGCCTTGCGGATCAAGACGCCACGCTATCAGTTCGTGAGGGAAACGTGACGGTGGATATGGATTTCACGCTCACCGACGAGGAGCGGGAGGCTGTTGCATTTTTTGCTGAGCTACGCGGCGGTGATTTTGACTCTTGCTTGCCGCGCGCCGCCACGCTCCGTAATTTACTTGAAAGGACAAAATGACTGACCGTGACTACTTCGCCGCCGCGTCCCTAATTCGCGGCATGGGCGTTCTCGGCTGTGAGCAGATTGCAAAAGCGTGTTACGAAATGGCCGATGCTATGCTCCGAGAGCGGGAGCGGCACCATATTCCCGACGCCGGGAAAATGGTTGAAAACACGACGAATCATGACGCCGTGCCAGCGGCGAGAGCCGAAGAGCCTGAGTCCTCAGTACCACTGGGGAGCGGTTCGGCACTGGCAAATACACCCATGCTGACCGACGAGGAGCGAGAGGCGATTGAGTGGTTCGCGGAAGTGCGAAAGCCGCTGACCAGATTGACTCAGAGCCACAACCGCGAAAGGTACAAAGCCACGCTTCGCGGGTTGCTGGAGAGATAAGGCTCCGACTTTAGGCCAAGTTAGGATATGTTGATATGTAGTGCACTTCAAGCAAGGCAGAATACTATTTCCCCATTGAAAGCCTTTGTGGACTACGGTATACTTGATGTTCGTATGGCAAACTGCTTAGATATGATAACATATCTAAGAGCGCCAAGTATGACAAGTCTTCGTTCGAAGACTTGTTGAGACCAAAAGGCGTTAATCTAGGAAGGAGAAAAACACACCGTGAAATCAAAAATTATGGGATTTGAACATCTTCACCTCCACACCGATTTCTCGGTGCTCTAACTTGATGGCTATCAAACTTGTCATGAAGCAGCAGCCCGAGCCAAGGAAATAAATCAAAATTTCCTGTGCGTCACCGATCATGGATCTATGGGAGCCGTCCCCAGGCAGATACAAGCCTGCGAGGAGTACGGCAGAGAGCCCATATTCGGTTGCGAACTCTATGTCCAGCCGATGCAACCCGAACTGAAGGAGGGCGAAAAGACGACCGACTTGACAGAGGACATGGATCCCGAGGAGCGGAAGAGGCTGGGGAAGAGTTATCATCTCCTCGCGCTCGCGACCTCGCAGAAGGGCTACAGCAACCTAGTGAATCTTTCTTCTCTGGCTTGGACCCGTGGCTTCTACCGGAAGCCCCGGGTCAACCACGAGATGCTCTTGAGGCACAAGGAGGGGATTATATTCACTTCTTGCTGCTACAACTCTGAAATTGGTCAGGCGTTTGAGCACGGGGGCGATGACGCCGGCTTTGCAATGGTCGAGAAGTACATCGGCATGTTCGGGAAGGATAACTTCTATCTTGAGATCATGCTTTTGGATTTCAGCAAGCAGAAGCCCTACAACAAGTTCATCATGAGGGCGCACGACAAGTACGGACTGCCCGTAATTTTGACGCAAGACTGTCATTACTCCCAACGGGAGGACAGCAAGATGCAGCGGCTTATGCTCATGGTGCAGACCCGCAAGACCCTCCAAGAAATCCAAGAAAAGATGGATCGGGAGGAGACGGCCGACTTGTTCGAACTCCAAGATACGAATCTCTGGATGAAGAGCGAGGAGGAACTCAACGAGAAGTGGGAGAGCGATTATAAGGACGCTATACCATTGGAGTTCTTTGAAGAGGCAAAAAGAAACACTGTTAGGGTTGCTGAGAGGGCCAAGGGCGTCAAGTTAGACCGCTCCGTTAAACTTCCCTACATAGAGGACGCCGACCAGAAGCTCCTTGAATATATTTCAATAGGTTTCAAGAAGAGACGACTTCCTCGCAATGCGACCTATATGGCTAGAGTTAAGGAGGAGTACGACCTCATTTGCAGCAAGGGTTTTGCTTCGTACTTCATCATCCAGAAGATGATGACGGACGAGGCCCGCAGAGTATCCAAGGAACTTTTGGGGTATGGAGACGGGTCAGAGGCTGTCGGCCCGGGCAGGGGTTCAGCTGTGGGCGCCCTCACTTGTTATTGTCTAGGGGTCACCGACGTGGATCCCATTGAGCACGATCTTCTCTTCTCAAGGTTCCTCAGCCCCGCCCGAGGCGGCAAGCAGATGAAATTAAGATTTTCAATAGATCCCGTGGTGGTCACGGAAGATTTGGCGAAAGACTGCCCGTTCAACATACCTATTGAAAGGAAGGATTGAACCATGGATTTAAAGGAACTTGGTGTCTTTGTTGAAGAAAATAGAGCCAAGATCAAGCGTTTTCAAGATGACGACTCAGAAGAGAATCTGTACACGGTTCTTTTGGAAGCCACGGACACAAACTTGAGGATCATCTCAAAGTACAAGGTGGAGTGCGAACAAGCCTCAGGAGAGGACAGAGTTGCGCTTGAGGAAATGATTGAAACATTGAGAAAATGTGTCGTTGATAGCCTCTCTATTGTTCCTTTTTGAATAGATCCCGTGGTGGTCACGGAAGATTTGGCGAAGGAAGTCTTTATAATATTCCATTAGAAAGGAAAGACTGATATGTCTATTAAAATACTTAGGCTGGTTAACGGTGAGGATATTGTGACTCAAGTAGAGAGGAAGGGTGAGGTTTTCTTGTTGAAGAAGCCACACAGGCTCATAATCTCTAGGGAGGGGCTTGCGTCCATGCCGTTCTGCCCGTTTTCCAAGGAGGAAGACTATGAGATCTCCGCCCAACACGTCCTCTTTGAGGCCGAGCCTGAGGACGAGATAAGAAACTCCTACGCGAGCCAAGTCGGCGCCATAGTGCTTCCCAACTCCGGCCTCTTGACGCCTTAGCCGATCAAGGGAGTCCAGAAACTGTTGTAATCGTAGTCCAGCATTTCTCTTACTCCCAGTCTCGGATCTATGTTCTTCCAAAAGTTTAAGATTGCCTCAGCATTCCCTTTATGGAATGTTTCGATGTGATCTTGATGTATGGATGAATTAAAATCGCATCTATAGATGAATAAAGGTATGGAATAGGTTTTGCCGGAGTTGTACACAACCTCTTCGGATGCGGCTCTCGGCTTAAACCTTTGATCTAATTTGAACTTACCGTCTTTAAAGTGCATTTTTATTATCTTTGATGCGTGATGTCTTGTGATCACGTACATGACTGTGCAGTAGTCGTTTATCAGTCTGGGATGGAGATTTACTCTGAGGTTCTTCGTGCAAGTGATTGAGCACTGCAAGACGTCCCAGTCGTACGGGGCGTTCTTGATGAACTCCTTCCATGTGAAGGGCCAGTGGGGAACCGTGTCGAAGGATATGTCGTCTTCGCAAATTACGACATGATCGAGGTCTGTTTCCTCGTAAAAGTATTTTATGGCCTTGATGTGCGACATGGTACATCCGAGTTCGGCCTTGGTGACCATTTCCGGGAATCCGCACATGATGTTGCTTAAATCATCAACGCTTCTCGTGTCCACCGCAGATATTCTTGTGTGGGGTATGCCGTGAGAGTCCAACAAGTCTTCCATGTACTTTCGCCTGTTGGACTCTGTGTCTAGATTGATCCAAAGGATCGGTCCGATCCCCTCGAGCTTAGATTTGATCATTCTCCAAGCATATCAAAAATGAGCGATTTTGAAAACTATTTAATACGGTCGTAGGTTTCTTTGCATTCCGGATTCTTGCATGGCTCGCCGCTCTTCTTGCGCTTCTTGCAGAGCGGACAAGTACCAGGCGTTAGATAGAAGAACTTGTCCATTTCGGGGTCGCGTTTCACTTTGCTCAACATTCTTTTGAGTTGGGCCTCTCTGTCTATCCCTTCGGATTTCATGGCGCTCATCATGTGTCCATGCTTCCTCATCGCATCTAAAATATGATGGTGCGCGAACTTCTTCTTGAGTTTCTTCTCCGGAGCGGCTTCTGGTTCTGTCTCGCCGCCTAGATCGTCCTCGAAGTCTTCGCTGTCGTGATCTTCTTCGTCATCAAACTCTGAATCATCGTCTGAACTTTCGTCGTCAAACTCTGAACCATCGTCCGAATCTTCGTCGTCAAACTCCGAATCGTCTGAGCCTTCCTCATCCTCATCTTCAAAATCCGACTCATCCTCGTCCGAGCCTTCTTCTCCTTCTTTATCCTCGCCTCTTTCCATGTCGTCCATGTCGAAGCCATAAGGAAAACCGACAGCTTCATACATTCCTTCTTGGTCGGATACAAACTTGTTGTAGGAGTTGCTCATTGATCCGACGAGCGAGTCGCATCTTGACGGGCCATCTTGATCGTCGTTAAGCAAATTTGTCAGTTCTTCGTATGCCTCGGGGTGCTCAAATATAGCCTTGAGGAGTTTGTTAAGATAACCCATGCTTACCATGGTGGAGACGAGGTTGTTTAATATTCCTTCGTTCTTGTCCGCGAGTGCCGTTACGTAGCGGATTACCTCGGGTGGGTGCGGCTGGAACTTTCCTGTAGTGTAAGCTGTTATGAACGGCATTGTTTCATCGTCCACTTGCCCGCAGCCACACTCATCAAGCATGTATTTGGTGAACTCGGCCAAGGACATGCCTTTGGTCTTATTGACGAATCCTTCCGTCTTCTTCACTTTCGCGGCTGTTTGAGTATCAGGGTTGTACTCAAGTTCCTTGTGTCCTAGTTCCCCGAGCGCCTTGTCTCCCGGCTTGATAGCCGATCCTATGTAAGGCTTGGCTCCCTTGTCCGGAGGAGATTCGGGAATCTTTCCGTTGTATTTTGCATTGATGTCTACTTTGACTTTCGTAATTTTTCCATTTTCATCCACATACTCTTTCATAACCTCTTTTTTGACTTCGGGCTTGGCGTCAACTTTTGGCTCGTACTTGAGCGCCTTATCGCCGAGTTCTGCCAGTCCGCTTTCTCCCTTTTCCGGAGCCTTGTTGGCGACCGGGGTTTTGTAGGGAACCTTGCTATTAGGTGGCGTCTTTTCTTCTGGTCCGTGGTAGTCCGGCACGGTCTCTGTGTCCGGCTTATCTACAACCGCGCCTTTGTCGTTCATGTACTCAAGGAAAGAGGGGAATTTTGACATTTTTAGCTCCGTTTTTGAATCGCTATGTATATATGAGCGATCCGGCTTTTTTCCAATCCGGATTGCATGGCCTCAAAGTTCCATGTAGAATCAGAACATGGACGATTCTAAAGAAAAACTGCTCAATCTCTGTGTTTCGGGCATGGCCGCCAAGGGTTTGTTGGGCCGAGAGTTCAAAGACCGCTTGAAGGTCGAAATTAAGGAAATAGAAAACCAAGCGGAATACGACTATTTCTTGGAACTCTACGAGAAGCGAGCCAAATTTCAAAAAAACGAGAATAATCTGCTTGTTCCGTATCTTTTAGGTTTAACGGACGAGTTCGACATATCCTCCGAGCCAGCCCATATACAAGGCGAATTCCCCGACATTGATGTGGACTACCTTCCCGTCGTTCAAGAGTATTTAAGAAAGGATTGGTGTCCTAGGCGGTTCGGACGCGACAAGGTCGTCAACATAGGAAACTATGGAACCTTCGGTATAAAGTCGGCCCTTCTTGACATGGCGCGAGTTCACGGAGCGGACTACCAAGAGATTCAGACCATAACCAAGAACCTTCAAGATAAGGACGACGAGGGCAAACCTCTCACTTGGGATAAGGCTATAGAGGTGGCTCCCGATCTTGCCGCGTACTGTGAGAAGAATCCAGAAATAGCGGATTCCGCGAAGCGATTAATAGACAGGAACAGAGGTCGAGGCAAGCACGCCGGCGGCACAGTTGTCTCCAATATAAACATATCCGACCTTGTTCCGGTAATGATTGATACGGACGGAAACCCTGTGTCTGGATGGACCGAGGGACTCCACGACCAAGATCTTCAGCCCGTAGGCTTAATTAAGTTTGATATTCTGGCCGTCAAGGATTTGTTGAGGATCGCCCACTGCTGCCATTTGGTGAAGCAAAGACATCTTGAGGTCAAGTCAATATCTGCTGTAGAGGGCGGTTCTGATTGGAGCAATACATCTTATTTGAATGACCGAAAGGCTTTGGAACTTGCCAACAAATCCGAGACCAGAGGCATATTCCAGTTCGACGGCGAGGGAATGAGAAAACTTATAAAAGCGGGAGGCGTGGATCGTTTTGAGGATCTCGTCGCATATTCCGCACTTTTCCGGCCAGCTGCAATTGGGTTAAAGATGCACGAGCGTTATGTGGAGAGAAAGAAGGGAAGAGAAGAGTGGGAAGATCAAGTGCCGGAGTGCATGCGAGAGACATTGTCCAAGACTTACGGAATTATGATCTATCAAGAATCCGTAATGAAGGTTTTAAATGTTGTAGGAGACATACCTCTTGTTCACTGCGAAAAGATCAGGAAGGCCATTAGTAAAAAGAAAGTCAAGGAGTTCATCAAGTACAAACAGATGTTCCTTGAGAACGGCAGCAAGAAGACTGGCTGGCCTATTGAATCTGACGATGAAAAAAATATGAATTTCTTGTGGTCCCAGCTTGAAAATTTTTCATCCTATGGTTTCAATTTGAGCCATGCCGTAGCTTACACCCATACCAGTTCCCGTCTTCTTTATTTAAAGGCTCATTATCCCCTTGAGTTCTTCTGCTCCACTCTTGGCCTTGAAGGCGACGAGGACAAGGTTAAGATGTATAAGAGGGAAGCGGAACGCAGCGGAATAAAAATAAATAGGTGTGACCTCAACAAGAGCAAGGTCAACTACGAGATTGTGGGCGAAGAGATCTATGTAGGTTTTTCTAACATCAAAGGCATAGGCAAAGAGGTCGCCGAGAGGATTGTCTCTTTGCAGCCCTTCTCCGGGTTCCCAGACTTCCTAGATCGGTTCGGCACCGATAAGAGAATCGTGGAACCGCTGGTTTGCCTCGGCGCATTCAAGGACGCGGCTCCGAACGTGCTTCTTGAATTCTACGAAGACTACAAGAAGTGGTCCAAGGGCAACATAGACAAAGAGAAGAGACAGATGAAGCGCAGGGAAGAACTCGCCCAGTCCATAAAATCGATGTTGAAAGAGGGCTCAGAATCTTGCTTGGAGCATAATTTTTTAATGAATGTCTTTGAGAGCGGCGACGCATCTGCGATGAAGACTTTCATATCCAAGGAATTCAGCGTTTCTGATGTATTTGGCGTAGTGAAAAAGTACGCGAAGTCGGCTTTAGATTTTGAACACAAGGCCAACTTCAGTAAGGCTAATTCCATATCGTTTGAGAACTGGACGCCGCAGAACAGACATCCGTCAGACAAGTGGCCCAACATCTTTGAATTGGAGAGGAAATACTACGGCTTTAGTTGGGAGCATCCAATCCAAAAAAGTTCTGACTATATCGGTGGCCACTCTTTTGGAATATTCAAGGATAACGACGATGTTGTCAACGCAGGTGTGGAGGTGATGATCACCAAGGGGCCACAAGAGAAGAAATCTAAGAAGGGCAACAAATATCATTTTATACTTGTAGAGGATGAAGACTGGAATGTGGAAGTGGTCACTTTTTGGTCTGAAGACTACACTAGGTTCGAAGAGGAACTTAAATATTGGAACGAGGAGCAAAATCGAGGTCATTTTATGAGGCTCAGGCTGACACGCCCAGGATCTGGATTTAAGTCCTACACCTTTGAATCCCCGTCCAAAGCCGTCAGGTATAAGTTGATACCGGCCGACAAGAAAAATGACCCGAGGCTCCAGATTATGGAGTCACCCATGTGAATTTGCGCCGGGAGCACTATTTTTAAGGCATGGAAACACTAGAAGAGATGGAGATTAACGAGGAGAACTTTTCCTCTTACTTTAAGGACGTCAGGAACAACGTTCCCGAGAAAGGCGAGATCATAGCCCAATACTCGGCTGCGGCTGAGTTTGTAGAGGGCAACGAGAAGCGGCAGATAATATCCCTCTTAACGGCGACCGAGAACAAGATGGAGGCGACGGCGCAAGTGATGAGGAAACTCTTGCACGCCTCGGAACTTGATGCATACAGAGTTCCAAGGATGATGGCCGAGGACATTCTTTCCGGGATGAGCGTTGACGAGGTTGTCCAAAAACCATACAAGTACACCTTCGAGATGTTCTTTTATACAAAGCCTGAGAATGTACCAAAGAGCGATCCGCACTGGAGCACGATTTCGGTATTGAATTTGGACGAGTTTCTTGATAAAAAGGACGGCCAGATAGAATCCAAGATTCTTTCCAAGGAAGAGTCTGATCGGTTAAATCTTGAATTTCGAGAGGTCGGCAATGTCGGTGCTAATTCCGAATCTGGGCAAGATGCGCCAAGTGGAGATGCCGCAAGCGTCCAAGTATCAGAGGTTGAATAAGGGCTCATTCTCTAAGATAGACCACATCAAGGACGACGGCACTCTCGTGGCTATGGAGTGGCTCCGTTGTCGAGAATATTTTCAAGATGAGTCTCAAGGCATAAGGCGTTTTCTATTTTGTCATAAGCCCAATAAATCCAAACACATAGCCGCGTTCATGCACTGCGTGGAGGGGCGTCTAGGCCTCTGCACCAGGTCGATGATCGGCCCGACTCAGAGAACCAACATATCTTGGATTAAATCTTCTCTTTGGTGGACAAACACATCTATGAAGAGGTCTCTTTTTACAATTCTGCTCAGATGCGGGCAGAATTATCACCCAAAAATAGATGATTTTGATGAGGCTCTTTTTAGTGATCTCTATACGAAGCAAACTGAATTCGCCCTAAGACGATTTATGGATGGTCATACCAAATATACTGGACAGAGACGAGGGTGGTACAACCAGTTCAAGCAAGAAGGCGTCACCACCCACAAGCAAAAAATAGAAAGACTTTTAGTACTTCCTTGAAAAGGTTTTATCAGCCGCGAATCTATATATATCAGACTTTAATCAAGGAAAACCGAAATGAAAGACGCGCTTGAGGCATCAAAAGACGATTTTGATAATTGGGTCGACAAATGGGACAAAGCACTCCAGAGCGACATTTTTAAGGACGCTCCGAAGCCCCCTTCTACATCCAAGCACGCCTCGGACGACAGTTTCTTCGGACTTCAGCAGTCCAACCAAACTGATTCAATACAGTCTTCCGATTCTGAGTATTGGAGAGCCATAAATGCTGTCGCAGACGGCGGCGTAGACATGCAAAGGCTTGATGAGGCCGACATGGGCGTTGCTCCGCTCGCCGGCGCCTCGCCTAACCCCGTGCGACGCGAGACAGAGGGCAAGGATCAGAACTTAGACCCTAGACCTCTTGGGTCAACCTTCGATGAGGATGACATTAAGAGCCTTGAGGATGCTAAGATGAAACTCTATGATCTCGAGTCCAAGGTTGCCACAATGGACGACAAAGATTATTCGCCCCAAATCAAGGCCATGATTGCTAAGATTGACGAGTTGAGCGACAAGATGGGCCAGGTCAAGAAATAGCCCTTGATGGAACGAAAAATGGATTTGGTTTGCGAAAGGCTTGATTCCACTCCTATGGACAAGCTAAGGGAATTGATTAAAAATTGTTCCGGTAAGGTGGCAATATTTACTCATCCCTATCCTGATCCCGATGCCATCGGATCCATGATGGGTCTCAAGTGGCTACTTGGAAGGTTTGATATTACTGCGGATCTTTTTTATACCGGAACCATATCCCATCCGCAAAACAGATCCATGGTCAACCTTCTGGATCCCGATCTTAAACTTTTAGTTGATTATTCTGACGCTCAGTATTGCCTCAGGGTGGCTGTGGACTGTATTCCCGAGAATGCCGGCATTCCATCCGGCGACTTCAAGTTTGATGTCGTAGTAGATCACCATAAGGAAGTCCCAAGGAATTTCGATGGTGTTTATATCAATTTAAAGGCTGGTAGTGCTTGCGCCACTATTTACTCAATCATTGAGTATTTTGATTTTGAGTTTGAGGAGAATGACGCTCTTGTTGCCACTAGCATGATGGTCGGCATTACGACCGACACTGATTTTCTTATGTCGGACGATTGCAGTGAATTTGAATTTAATGCTTGGAGCAAGATGTTCGCTCATAGAGATCCGCTTCTCCTCAAACAAATCATAAACTTTGAACGGCCAAAGTTCTGGACAGACTCTAAGGCGCTTGCTTGCTCTGCCGCAACCGTGGAGGACAGCGTGGGTGTCGTTGGCATGGGAATTATCCCCGCAAAACACAGAGACATGATTGCCGACATGGCCGACGAGATGGTCACTTGGGAGGACGTCAACACCGCAGTTGTTTTTGCCCTTGTGGACGGCAACAGGATGGAAGGCAGCGTTAGAACCAAGGCTTCCTCGGTATCTGTGCCCTCTCTCTGTCAAGATTTGGCGGGCAAGTTCGGAAAGGGCGGAGGTAAACTCGGCAAAGGAGCCTACAGATACGACTTAGCCGGCGCATCTGTGGATGAGGATGAGGATGAGGAAATTAAGAAAAAAGCTTGGGAACTCTTTGAGGACAAAGAAACCAAAAGAGTCTTTAGAATCATAAGGAATAAATAATGCCTTTAAAAACATGTCCCAACTGTGGGGAAAAAAATCCTCCGAGGCGAAGACAATGCAGCAAGTGCGAAACTGCGTTTGCCTTTAAGGTCAAGAAAAAAAAGCCAAAGCAGTCTTCCGTTTGCGACTGGAGGTCGCTTATTTCCGGTGATTACATAAAGGCTTCGGGAGGCCCAGTCTGGTTGGACAAGGACAGTAATGAGATGCCTATGGGTTATTCCGGAACTTACAGCGTAGTCGGCTTAGACGAGAATGGAATATTAGCGCTCGGCAAGGACAAAACTTGCGGATTTTGTCATATCTGGATGGGCGACGAGACGGTCAGCGAATCGGGAATTATAAAGAGGCCCCACAAGGTTTTTAAACTTCATGTCGCACAGTAATTTCATAATAAAATGCGAGTATTGCAAGTGGTTTGAGGAATCCACAGGTTTTTCCAAAGATCTATCTCATTTAGTTGAGATCAAAAACTCTTGCTCTAACTGCGGTCGGCCTCGACGTTTTAGATGTCCCGCATGCAAGAGGTTTGCCAAGATGACAAGGAAAATTTCTTGAAGCTTCTAAAAACTGCAAAGCGGAACCCCGGTGACCAAAAAGATTTTATACCGGAAGAGCGGATGGAGGACATAAAGTTCAACATCTTCAAACTTAACAGTAGGCCCCGCCCGGCCGACCCTAGACAAGTTATAGTTGTCAGTTGTTTTTCTGAGTTCGGGTGTGAGACCACTGGAGCCCTCTACTGCCTCCCAAGGATAATGAGGGATCATCCTGGAAAGTATAAGATAGTTGTCGGCTGGCATGGACGGGAATACCTCTACAGGCATCTTGTAGACGAGTTTTGGGAGGTTAAGAAAGAACACATGTGGCTTAGGGAATACGCTCGGGCGTTCCACCACGAATCAGAAAACCTTCATAGGACTGAGAAAGCCCTTGAAGAATTCGGTGTGGTAGTCCCCTCATCGTACTTAGGTCATATTTTCATATCTGCCAAATGCTTCAATTGTAAACTTTTTTACAACACTGTTTTTTTGGGTAGTCGATACGAGAAAGATACTTGCCCCCAGTGCGGAAGTTCTAATCTCATGCCTTCTATAGCGGGCGCGGTATCCTATTGGAAACAGAGAGCGGTGAGAATTCCTCCTCCGGAAGAATCTAAACTTGAGAGCGTGAGGAAGTATATCGGCAACAAGCCGGTCGGAATATTTGCTCGAGGAAGGAAGTGCTACGGAAGAAACCTCCAGCCAGAATTTTATGTCGGACTTATAGGGCTTCTTAGGGATATGGGCTATGACCCAATATGGCTTGGAGAAAAGGTCAGTACTATCCCGTGTCCCGTGTCTGATGTCGTAGACTTCTCCAGAATGGAAGAATCCAAGGATTTAGAGTCAACTCTAGCTATTGTAAAGCAGTGCTGTTTCACAGTTCAGTTTTGGACAGCATCTACTCGTCTCGCAGGTATGATGGGCATTCCTTATCTTCTTTTCGAGAGCCCTGAGCAGATATGGGGTCAAGGGCAAGAGGGCATAAGGAGAAATCTTTGTGACTTTGGTCCGAGAAAACTTTCCATAAACCACTATCTGAATGTATACCAAGATAACAAAAAAGGACTAGAAATAGTAAAAAATTGTATAGGCGAAATGGAGCACGGTAATTTCGAGGATCACATGGGACTCGTGGAAGAAAGTATTGTTTCAAAGATGAGGGAAGAAAATAAGCAAAGGGTTGGCGACATATGATTGATACTCAAAGCATACTTAAGAAGTCAGCCGAAAAGTCAGGTCTTGTAAGGGTTCGCTTCAAGGAGAGGAATTTGCCCACCTCTGTAGAGAACATCGTTGTGTTTCCTTTTTTTGGCGACCATCGGTCTTCTTTTGTTCTTTCCTCTTTACTTTTGAAGAGGATTAAGGATGAGTTGAGGGCTTCCAAGTATTTTATTTTGGCTTCGTGGCCAGGCCACGAAGGATTATTTCCGTACGTGGACGAGTACTGGCAAGTGGAAGACGAAACGTCTTTGGACAAATTGCGGACAGAGGCGATTGGATTTTCTAATTCTTCTTCTATTAACACCTTAATGTCTAGGTCTCTAAATCAATACTTTTACGATGTGATGTCGGACAAAGACCTGACCCAGTTTTATAATAACGGTCTCACCAAGGATTTCTTGGAAAGATTCAAGCACGTTAAAGTTTATCTGCCCCCCATTCCGTCCAGCGCCTCGTTGGGTGTGGATGTCGCTCGGACTCTCGGACAGCGCGAATCAAAGGTTTTCATATATCCGTCTAAGACCATTTTTTCTTGGAAATTCGGCAGTCTATGTAAACTTTCCGTGCCCAAGGAGTTCTGGTCGGGTCTCATTGAGCGGCTAACCAACAGCAAGTTCTTCCCAGTTGTTTATAAAGATGCATTTTCGTACGACCTTTCTTCTGATTTCACTAATGACTGCCTTCACTTGAAAGATATAGATATCATAAAGTGTATAGGCGCCATGCGGGCGACCGGCTGCGTTTTGGACATGTTCAGCGGCATATCCAGATACGCAATAGCGGCCAGAACGCCTTTTGTCTGCTTCGATGAACGGTCAAAGTTCAATGGAATTAAGGATTACGAAATCAACGACTTATGTGGTCAAGGAGTTCCTCGAGAGTATATTTTTGGATTTGGAGCTATCATAGAGAGCGGCGACAAGGCTTCTTGGAGTTCTAACTTGTTTGATCATTTGATCGTAAAATTAAATAGAATGTATGAGAAAATGGATCGCGATTCTTGGCCATCTTCGGCCGAATACGAGGAGATCGTACCGTACGACTCCGTCAGACGGATCAAAAACAAGAAGCTTGGGTCTAGGTTCGTGAAGATACAAAGAGACTAAGTTTTTGAACCCCCCAGCACTTGTTGTGCTGAGAATGGGTCCGGAACGCTTCCGTTTTTATTATATGGGTTTTTAACATGGCCAAGAAAGCTTTGGTTAGGGTAGAGCTGAAGGATTTGCCTCCGAATGCCTCTTATTACGAAAGAGAGAGAGCATTCAAGACTATGCTGTCTATATTCAAGAGGCAAGTGAATGAGTTGGGAATACTTTCGGAATACAAAGAGAGGCAGTATTACGAGAGTCCGAGCGCTAAAAGAAAGCGTAAGCGAAAAGAAGCCGAGATAGAGCGCAGAAAAGAAAAAATCAGGTCGCATTTTTAAAGGATAAAGGATCCCATGAGCAAAGAAAAAATAAAGATTGTGAGTCTTTCTCTCGATCCTGAGATGCACGAGAAGATAAAGAGTTCGGCAAGGAAGCTCGGACACAAGAATGTTTCTCAAGTCATAAGAGACTTGGTTTCTAAGTATTTGGGCCTTTTGGTCAATGACTCGGATGACGTTCCCGTTATCATTAAGATTCCCGCGGAGTTAAAAGACAATCCAGATAAATTGAAGGCTTGGCTATACCAGAAATCAGAAGCAATAACCAAGGCGTTAACTTGATATGGAAATTGTTCCTTTAGAGGAAATACCTCAGCCCGAATATAAAACTCCGCTTGAAAACTTGACTGAATTGTATGTGAATGCGCAGCGGATGGAGTCGCTGTGTAAAAGTCTAGATGGACTGGGATTGTCTGCCTCCCAAGTTGGTATTCCTTGGAATTTTTTCATATATTGGTCCAATTATCCCGAGGAGCCAAGTAAATTTGAATATTTGGCCGATTGTGATTATTTTGGTTTGGGGGAAAAGTCGGACTCGGTGGAGGGTTGTCTTTCCTTGAAAGGAATGCATTTTCGCCTTGAACGATACGGCAAGGTAGTCGTAAAGGGCAAGCGACTCGTATGCGACGAGGATTCTTTAAGGCTGGAGGATTTCGAGCGCGAATTCTCCGGGATACCCGCCGCTATTCTTCAGCACGAGATAGACCACAATTTTGGCCGCGAAAGAATGATAGACACTATAGGAAGGCGGATTTTTCTTTCATGTTGAGCCATAAGCACCTTTTCGATGTCTGTCTCTTAGACAGTTTCAATAAGACCAAGACTTGCCGCTATCTTAGAAACGATGAACTGGACGAAAACAAGTGGTACTGTCAAAAGCTTCAGCCTAATTTAAAATCTAAGATAGACAAAAAAGTGAATTGTGATTCTAGGTTAGAAACACCTTGTGGTGACAACTGCCCGGGCTATCCTCTGCTGAAACACATAACCCAAGGTTATGATGTAGACTAGGAGTTCTTTAGGATCCTATATACATCTTTTTCTACCTTGTTGGCGAGGGCTGCCTTGAAGACCATGTCCTCTATGTTTGGATCTTTCAAGTCTCTTATTTGTTTTCCAAAAAGTTCGGCGGTCTTTTTATATTTGTCGTATTTTAACTTGTAGTTAGCCGCAATCAGCGACAGTATGACCAAGAGGGAGAGTCCAACCGCAAGTCCTCCATCTCCTTGGAATATCTGCACTCCGAAATTTTTGTTGTTGCTGTTGATGAATCCATTTTGGAGGTTCTCCACATCCCTGGCCACGAGGTCTAGCCTGTTCTTCAAGCTCATTATTTCGGCCATGATTCCGTTCTGATTGTTTTTGATGTCTCCTATCTCTCCGCTATTTTTTATTCTTGGCTTGTTCGATGGACTCAACGGCGAGACGTTGCATCCCGAAATTGAAGCGGCAACTAGGACCAGCGCAATCAAGATGGCATTTTTCATTTTTTCTCCATATTTCTACATGTATCTATTGACCGGGCTCCTCTTTTTGGGTATCCTTGGCGAACCAAAAGGAGAGATTTCAATGATTTCTTGTCAAGATGTTTATGATATTGTTGATGATGACGTTGTTGAAGATTGCGAAAAGGGCTTGGATAAGGAAGAGATAGAAAATATCGCTCGCCTTCACATAAAGAATTACTTTGAGGGCAAGGCAATTCCAGACGTTGACATTTTTTCTCCAAAATACATCGACATTTGCGTCACCATGGACATATGTCGGGCCGTGGACAAAGCCTATGCGGCCATGGAAAAATGCGGAAAGTTTGACACCTCATCTAGCGAACATCTTATAGCCCAAGATATTAGATACGTGATAAAGACTCTTGGTGAAATAAGAAAAAAAGTGCCGCAAGATTTTGCGGCTGGAATCCTTCTTATGCATTTGGAATTAGTCGAAGGCATTAATTTAGGTTGATTTTTTGAAGTCTGACTATTTTAAGTCATGACTTTATCTAGACAGTGCTTGGAATTAGGCGGCTTTTTGAAGCCTTTGCTCGTTCCTTCCGACTCCATGGTCGGTCCCTCCTTGAGCAATCCGACGATATTGGTTTCCTCTGGGGAAGTCCTAGTCAACCTTAGGAATCTCAACTACGTCCTCTACCACAGCGAAGGAGGAGTGTTTGAGCACGCTTGGGGACCTTTGTGCTACTTGCACCAAGAGAACGACCAGAGGCTGGTGACCAACAACATATTGTGCGGTCTGGATTCCGGTTTCGACGTGATCTCGCACGACTTGGTGGACACCTCCTTGCTGGACGAGAAGCCGCTTTGGGAATTCGTTGGGCTGGAGGACGGTCGGCTCGTAGGGTGGGACGGGAAGTTGTTCTTAAGCGGAGTGAGGAGGGATACCACCACGAACGGGGTGGGAAGGATGGAATTGTCCGAGCTCGTTCGGAAGAACGGGAAGGTGATTGAGAAGAGCAGAATGAGGATCCCAGCGCCCGGAGCTGACAACAGCTACTGCGAGAAAAACTGGATGCCCGTCCTCGACAAGGAGTACACCTACGTCAAATGGACGAATTCCACCGAGGTGGTCGAATTCGATCCCGTATCTGGCTCTTGCAAGACAGTGATCCTCAATGATCGGAAACCATTCGATACGGGCGATTTAAGGGGCGGTTCCCAAGTTGTGCCGCTGGGGAACCGCTATCTGGCCGTGGTTCACGAGGTCTGCTTGTACAAATCCGAGGCGGGGAGGAAGAACGCCGACTACAGCCACAGGTTCGTCTTGTGGGACCGAGACTTTGAATTGTTGGAGGTTTCCGATCCGTTCAAGTTCATGGGGGCGAAGATCGAGTTCTGCTGCGGCATGGCGTCGCTCGGAAATGATTTGCTGATCACGTTCGGATTCCAAGACAATGCGGCGTACCTTCTTGGAATGCCCAAGGATATGCTGGGGAGGTTTTTGAAAAATGCATGAGGAACTTTTAGGATTCGTTAAGGAACCGGAAAATGCGGTCGTTAATTTTGAACTGGCTGCATGGTACGAGGGTCGGGGTCACTTGTCCCCCGCGTGCAGTTATTACTTGAGGTGTGCGGAACTTTCCTCGGACGAGGGTATGATCTACGAATCCTTGCTTCGCTTGTACGTCTGTTACAGACGTTTGTCCAACAGGGACTACACTTGCGAGAGCCTCTTAAAAGGGGCTTTGAATATTTGCCCGAGGCAACCCGAGGCCTACTTTTTGTTGAGTCAGTTTTATGAGGGAAAGGCCAACTGGATGGATTCGTACCTCTACGCGTCGCTCGGGCTGGGCTTGTCGGACACGAAGCCTTCGGGATTGAGACATGATTTTGGCTACGAATCCGAGTACATGCTTCTATTCCAGAAGGCGGTGGCTGCTTGGTGGTGCGGTAAACCGAAGGAATCTAGGATGCTCTTCCGAAGGCTGAAGGACGAGTACGAATTAAACGAACATTATTTCAAACTCGTAGAAAAAAATATCACCTCCTTGGGCTCCGGCCCGGACTGGCAGAGTTCCGTCAAGTACGAGAAGTCGAAGTCGAAGTCGCGCTTGAGGTTCCCTTTCGAAGGCTCCGAGGGCGTGGAAAGGAATTTCTCTCAAGTGTGCCAAGATCTTTTCGTCTTGGCCGTTTTGGATGGGAAGAGGGATGGGACATACTTGGAGATAGGGGCGGCGCATTCGTTCCACAACAGCAACACGGCCCTTCTGGAGCAGTTCGGATGGAAGGGTGTCGGATTGGAGATGAACCCCGAATTGGCGGGCATGCACGAGCGGGAGAGGAAGAACAAGGTTTTGTGTAAGGACGCCTTGAAGGTGGATTACGAACGGCTTTTGGACGAGGAGTTCGGCGGCGGCGTAGTGGACTACCTCCAACTCGACATAGAGCCTTCAAGCAATACTTTTGAAGCATTATTGTTGATTCCTTTCGACAAGTACAAATTCAGAGTAATAACGTACGAGCACGACCATTACGTAGACATGACCAGGACCTACAGGGACAAGAGCAGAAGGTACCTCAGGAGCCTCGGCTACACGCTCGTATTCAACGACGTGGCGCCCATTGAGGGATGTAGTTTTGAGGATTGGTGGGTAAGGGGGGAGTTAATAGACGATTCCATCCTCCAGAATCTGCTTTCCGCCCCCAAGGGGCAGGTGAACTTGGCACGGGACATCATGCTTGAAAAATCCTTGCGCGAATAGTGGACGACAAGCATACATAATCGTACCTAATTATCGGCGGTTCATATGGGATTTTTCATAAACAACAAGAGCAGCAAAAGGGTCGTCAGAAGGACCGAAGGTAAGAATTATGTAAAGTATAAGGGCACATCCACAGCAACAGGCCCAACCATTTCCGGTGCGCCAACAGGGTTGTCGATTAGCGGAAGAAGTTGCGGACAAGGAGGAGTCTCTTGGTCGGCTCCTGCTTCTAATGGCGGAAGCACTATAACTGGCTATAGAATAAGAATAAGCACGGATAACTACGCAAATTACAGGTTAGTTTCCGGTACATCTTATTATGGGGATTATAAGTTGGTGCCCGGTGCCCCAGATGTTCCTAGCGGCAGTTTTACTGTTCGCGTCTCGGCGGTGAATGTTGCCGGAGAAGGTGCTTATGTAGCTGCTTCAGCCACTGGCGATAGCACATACTTTAATAACTGCGGATAAAGATTTGATTCTTAGTTATTAAGCTCGTGAAATAGAGATGACATTGCCCTTTGTAAAAATCTGCAATAATTTGATTATAGGCTTGATTTCCAACTGTTCTCATCCACAACGAATCCAAACATAAACAGCGTTCTAGGATTATTTCCATGACAAACTTCGACGCTATGATAAAGTTCTGTGACCAGATAGCACATCATATCGCCTTCATTTAAATCATATGTTTTGTCTTCAACATGAATTGTTCCACCGCTCTCTGCCTTACTGGCGAGGATATTGCATCTCAAACCCACCACTCCCTCGCCCACACTTGGATCCTTGTGCTTGTAAACGTCACCATCGTTATATGTAATGCTAACAACCACTCCATCTTTACCGTGACCAGTAATTACTGGGGCTTCTGATAGGATTGGAAATGTTTGACGAATCTTGTCTTGTAAAGTCTTTACCAATTCCGGGTAGTTGATATTATGACTCATGCGATTGGTGAGTCGCTTTTTTGTCCTGTCGAATTCCTTGGTGTCCCAGTTTCCAGTAATTCCATCGACAAACTGCCCATCAGTTACGGCTTGATTGGCCCAATCCTTAAGAACTTGAACCTCTTCTGGTGTTGCAAAATTAGGAACCAATAAAACTTGACCATCAAAATTATTTGCCATCGTAATTCTCCTTTAATTTTTTGTATAACTCATTATCATTATAGTACTGTTTGGTTACTAATTCAAGTTGTTCTTCAGTTAAAACTGGTTTTTTTTCATCTTTTTCTTCATTTACTCTTGGTACTGGAGTTGGTAATCCTAGCCAATCTGCACATTCATCTATTTGTTCTGGAAATAAGAAGTATTTAATACTATCATTTATAAGTCCCATATTTTCTATGCTCCAAAAGTGAACCTCGTCTTCTAACAATCCTTCTTCCACAGTCTTATTTCTTCTTGCACAAGCACTTTTAAATCTTTCAATCGGATCTCGAACCATGCAATAAACCTCGCATTCTGGCAAACCTTGTCTTAAATCATATCCTTGCAAATTCATTATAGGATGCCATCTTTCATCCTTAAGATTATCTGGAATAATTTTTACATGATCTTGTGGAAGCATAAGATTCATAAGAGCATGACTGCCGCTTCTTGTGACTAATGCTAAAGCTTTATTATTATATATTGCACAAACACCCTTCATATTTTTCTCCTTTTATGACCATTGTAGAACTATGAAACCTATTCCTAAAGTAGAACCCGAACCACTACCAGCTCCACCAAGACCAGGATTAATATAATAGCTTTTCCCACCATTATCTCCGCCAGATCCAACTTTGTCAAAATAAATTCTATTAATACCAAGAGTAGAACCATTTATTGGTTGCCAATTGGATGTGGTTGTTGATGGATTGTAATTAAACACATATGTTCCGTCTGTAAGTTTATCGGTTGTTCCATTTGATGCTACAGATAAAGCCGTTGCCAATCCAGAAACCTTTGAAGGATCCATCAAATATCTATTGTAGTTTTTATATGCTGCTGTATTGCCTCCCACGGCTCCACCATAACCTTTTGCGCCGTTCGCCCCACCGTCCCCACCGGAATACGTTCCTCCGCCGCTTTGCGAACAATATTTTAAAGAATCAGGACCATTTGAACCAGGTTTACCTGATATAGTTAAACCGTTATATGTAACTCTACTTTCACCACCAGATTGATTGCAATTATTGTAACCCAACTGAATATTCACAGATGTGTTTTGAGATACATTCCATGTTTTCCAAGCCAAACCTCCAGCACCATCGTTTGAAAAATAGGTACTACGACCATCTCCGCAAGCCCAAGCCTTCAATGTAGTGGCGCCATTTGGAACTACAATAGTTCTAGAAGTAACTGTCGAGTTTTGATCAAAAGGAGTACCATATACTGGCACATAAATCTTAGCAAAAGAACTAAAATTTGGTATTGATATATTCACCGATGTTTCTGGTCCGACTCCAAATTTATTTACTGCTGATACGCTAACTTTGTAGGTTTTGCCAGCTAATAGAATACTAGTAAAAGAATATAAAGTATTTGATGTTGATGTGTTTATTGTTTTAGATGCTCCATCAGTTGCACAATAAGTTATATTATAGGACAATACAGGAGAATATCCTGTGAGTACAGGTTTTGACCAAGTAAGATTCACAGTAGAATTTCCATCATCAAAAGAATAAGATAAATTATTTGGAGCATCAGGAATTGTATTAATTGTTGTATTATCTGGTATTACGTCTATATAACTTAACACAACACTCATACTATTTGAAGTATCATAATATCCTGATTTATTGAGAGCAATGGGGGGTTGAAATTTTTCCCATCTCCAGCGATACATTCTATAATTAACAGAACTGCTTAAATAAAAATTCTTTGGTGCGCTATAATCGCTATTGAATACTTTATTTCCGCTTTTATCATACCCAGTGAATATGGGTCCTTTCCAATAATTTGCTGTATTATTGATTCCATTAGTTAAAGTTGCTACTGTTCTAGTTTCTATTTTTGTCCAATTAGTACCATCGTCGCTACCATAAAAAGACCACTGAACAGGCTGATTTGTTGAAAAAGATGTTATCCAAGGAATAGTACTAGCGGGCTGGATCGAATATCCTTTAATTAAAGTTTTTTTACCAAAATCATACTGTAAATAATATCTATCTATATTTGAATAACTAACAGAATTTATCTGAGAACTATTCCAAACAGCAACAGCTTTTCTATCAACATCGCTTAAAAAATTATTATAATCCCAATTCCTATAATTACTGGAATTCATTCCATAACCAGTGTTATTATTAATACCATAGCCCCTACCATCAACTGAGCTCGAAGGAGCAAAAGCATTATATGGAGAAAATAAAATTCTTCCTCCTCCAACATAACCACCTATATCAAATCTGGATATAAGATCAGCAGCAGAAGCAACCCCGCACGGGTCAGTATTAGATGTCATATCCGGAATTCCAACTTGAGCTGGTTTGCCAATTATTTGAATATCATTAACAGTAACTTGTGGACAGCCTCCTTTATCACAATATCCAGCACTATATAAATTCCACTTATAATACCTAAAAGGATAGCTATTAGAAAAATTAAAAGACGCATAATTAGATGAACTAAGGGTGAATTTATTTGTATCATTTAATTGTACCCAATTTGAATTATCTATTGATCCATAAAAAACCAATCTAGCAACAGATCCAGAGGACGAACCCTTAATTCTATATCCTGATATGGTATATCCAATTTTAGTGTCTATTATTCCAGAAGAGGCGACAACAGATTGAGAAGTTCCAGAGTTGAATGGTCCCCAAGATGTTCTAGTTGGTTTTGTTGTACCGTTTACAAAAACATCACTTTTCTTAAAATCATGACCACTATATGGAGATCCCAAGCCAAAAACATTTTTTATGTTGGTATTGCCAGAATAAGACACGCCATTAAATAATTTATCAAATCCATGTATTGAACAACTTGTTGAAGGATCTTCATATCCCAATAGTTGAATTTCTCCCAATTGAAAGAATGGATAATTATAGTACTGACACCCGCCCTTATTACAATTTACTCCTATTCCCAAATTTGTACTTCCTTTTGTTACTGCGAGCCTATAAGCTTTGTAGCCAGCAGGAGAGCCTATTGAGTATTCATTGTAGGGGCTTGATGAACATAATCGGCTGGTTGCATAACTAAAAGCTTGAGAACTTCTGCTATCCACTACCGTCCAATTAATATAATCATTGGTTCCATAAAGAATCCAATCTCTAGGATAATCAGATCCTATATTGCTACTTAGTGGAGACTGTTTTCTTTGAGCGTATTTAATATACGCACCGGGATTGATGTTTCCTATTCCATTAACAAATCCGTTCCACATTCTGTATTTAGTCAAAACAACAGGTAAGTTGAAGTCAAAATAAATGTATGTGAGTGGATTTGTTCCGCTCCAATAATATACGCTGTTGCAGTAGTAATTGTTGTCGTAAGTATTTTGGTACGGCAGAATTCCTGTGAAAAGATTATTTATAGCGATATTATAGCTATAATTAGCGTACATTCCATTATCAATATCACCAGAATAAGGAGAAAGTAAATATCCATTTCCCAGTCTTGTGCCGGTTGATGCATATTTGTAGAAATCATAGCAACTGAATTTGTAGTAGTTGCTTGATTGATATCCTGCTGTAGGATCGTATATTGTTCCTCCTCCTACTAATACTCTTTCACTTGGCATAATTCACCTTTATATTAATGTTCCTCGCAAAATGATGTCGGCTATATTTGCTGTCCAAGAGCATCCATTCTTTCCACAATTTTGAGTTCCATCTTTGAAAACAAACTTAAAGTATTTATAGCCAGTATAATTGCTAAAACTGAATGTCGTTGATATAGAACTAGTATCTTGTCCAGTTCTGCTATCCAGCAGTGTGTATGAACTCAAATCATTGCTTCCATAAATATCCCAACTTGTTACCATTTCCATATAAGGAGAACCAACACAACGAATGTTGTACCCACTCAGTACTATTGGAAAATCAAATCCAATGTATTCTGTTTTGTATTGTCCGACTGGTGTTGAATTAATTCTGTAATAATGGTCCCAAGTCCTACTTGTTCTGCTGTCGTGACCAAGGAA